TCTCTAGTTCTGACACGAACTTCTCCTTCGTTGTTGGTCCCCCACCCCGCCAGGGGGGGTGTCGTTTATGCGGCCGGCTCGCCGCGACGTCGCGGCTCGTACTGGGTGTCGATGTCGGATGTCTGAAGGCCGAGTGCGTCGGCATAGGCGGTGAGCATTCGGGCGCTCGCGCCGCGGTGGCCGTTCTCGATGGCGGAGATGGTTCCGCGGTCCGTCTCGATGCCGTGCTCATCACGCATGTGGTCGCAGACGGCCTGGAGTGTGAGTCCTTTGGCCTTCCTTAGGGTGGCGGTCGTCACAACTGGCCGAGAAACCCTTGGCCGTTGATTGGCGTACCTGCGGGCCTGATTCGGAACTCCCTTGGGCATGACGCCAAGGTTAATGCAAACATCGGATCTCGACAAGGATTCGATCGGGAAAACATTGGCCTACATACGGAACGACATCGATGTAACTAACTGCGCAGGTCGGACCGTTACACGAATGTTTGCCAACGGGGGCTATTGTTTGCCAAAGTTTTGAGGCATTGTTGGCCGTATGACAACGCACCTGGACTGGGATCGTTTAGGGCGCTACGTCCGCGCAGCACGTGGACCGCGCGCACAAGCGGAGATAGCCGCCAACGGTGGACCGTCCGACGAGACCATCAGCAAGATCGAACAAGGCCGGTGGCGCCCAACCCGGAGCGTCCAGAAGACACTCGAGAAACTCGAGTCCGGCCTCGACTGGGCGCCGGGCAGCGCAAACGCGATTCTGTCCGGCGGCGAGCCGACTGAACTTCATCCCGCCCCGACGCACTCTCCTGCACCGACACCGGCCGTCGAGTTGGACCGCGGGGTGATGGAGGACTTGATCAATACCGTTGGCAGAACACGGGAATCGCCGGCGATCGACAGGGCCACAGAAATCTTCCGTGTGATCGCCGCGTCGGTGAACATCACCCGGAACACGCTTGTCCACGAGACAGGCCCCGCCAGTCGGGACAGCGCCATCAACTCGATCTATGCCGCTACCAACGCGATCCCGTACATGCGGGACGCGCTCGAAGAGATAAGGGGAGAGCAACATGACGTGGAAGCTTCGCCGCAACCGGATGCATCGCCGGAAGCCCACCAAGACGAGGAGGTGACGCAAGGCGTGCTCGATCTCGCCGCCCGTCGGGTTGAGAGCGAAGACAAGCCTTGAATGACACCTATGTAATTGCTGGTCAAGAAGATATTTGTCAGAGCAACCATCTAACTTCACCGGACATGAGCCAACGCTGGCATCCATGGCGGCACGCCGCGGAGAACTATCCCGATGTCGTGATCAGCTGTCACCGCGAGCTTCCCGAGCGCGTCTGGGGAATGACCAGCTTCTCGCTCCGCAAGATCTGGCTGTGTAAGCGGCTGCGGCAGGTACACCGCCGCTGCACCCTGACTCACGAACTCATCCACCTAGAGCGCGGACCGCTGCCCGCCGATCCCACGTTGGCCGCACGGGAAGAACGGATCGTCGACGAACTAGCCTCACGCCGGCTCATCGAACTGTCCCACCTAATCGACGGATTGAGGTGGACCAGAGACCCGGCCGAACTGGCCGACGCATTGTGGGTTGACATGCCGACGCTACGAACTCGGCTAGCGACACTCGACCCAGTCGAGACGGCCGAGATGGAGCATGCGCTGGGAGACGAATGCCTATGGACGCCTTGACCGATCAGGATCGCGCGGTACTCGACCTTGAACGCCGATGGTGGGCCACACCGGGCGGTAAGGAGGAAGCCATCCGAATGCTCGGGTGGTCCCCCGTCCGGTACTACCGCCGACTGAACCAACTGATCGAAAGCGAGGCAGCGTTGATGTACGACGCGGTTGTCGTGAATCGCCTGCGCCGGATCGCTCGGCGACGGAGCTGCTGATGCCTCGTCAGCGGCTTGCGCCTGGTGAGCACGGCAAGATCACCGAGACCCGCAGGGGCGGAACTTGGTATGCGAGCACCTACGTTCGGTTGCATACCGGGAAGCTGCGAGAGCGGGAAGCGAGCTCGACGAAGTCGGCGGAGGACGCACGCCGCACCCTCTTGCGGCGGATCAAGACTGAGCTGGAATCCACAGCGCCGGCTGGGGTCATCGGGAACCGAACCACGCTGTCGGAACTGTTCGAGGTGTGGATCGCCGCGAAGACCGCTGAGGACGGCCTGAAGCCTCAGACCGAGGCCCAGTACCAGAGGGTGTGGCGGTTGCACGGTCGCGAGCAGCTCGGCGAGCTGCGGATCACAGAGCTGACGACCAGCCGGGCGGACGCCCACCTGAAGGCGTTGCCGGCGGGCCCGTCGACGCAGCTGCGGACCGTGCTGGCCGGAATGTTCAGCCTGGCCGCCCGGTTCGACGTGGTGCGGCATAGCCCGATCGCCGAGGCCCGGGCCACGGCGGCGGAAAAGAAACCTGCCCGGTCGTTGACCTCGGCCGAACTGGACATGGTCCGTGAGGCGGTCAGAGTCTATTGCGAACCGAGCCCAGCTCGGGGCAAGCGCCCGGCGGGAGCGGGCCGCCAGAAGGGCCCGATGTTGCGTGCGTTCGTGGAGTTGCTCGCCGCGACGGGAGTGCGACCGGGTGAGGTGCTGGCTATCCAGTGGCCGGAGGTGGATCTGCTGGGCGATCCGCCGACTGTGACGGTGTCGGGAACGTTGCTCGACCACGGTGCGATCCCGGGGAAGCCGATGCACCGGCAGGACTCACGGAAGAAGGATGCGCCGTCGCACACGGTGTTGCTGCCGAAGTTCAGCGTGGAGGTGCTGACCGAGTTGTTCGGCCGGACGGGCAGCGTGGATGGGCCGGTGCTGGCCGGGCCGTCGGGCGGTTGGGTGTCGTTGTCGAACATCTCAAAGCAGTTCCGCAAGGCCTTGGAGCCGTACCCGGAAGTGCAGTGGGTGACGCCGCACAGCTTCCGGCGGTCGGTTGCGACGGTGGTCCGCGACGGCCTCGGTATCGAGGCGGCGCAGGCGCAGTTGTCACACAGTCAGCTGTCTACGACCGAGCAACACTATGCGCAGCGGCGAACAGTTGGGCCTGACGCGCGAGCGGTGCTGGATAAGTGGGCTGGTCAGGCGGGGTGACGAACGAATTTACGGGGAAAATACGGGATTGGGCCGCCGAAGCAGCCCAATCGGTGCCATTTTCCCAGGTCAGAGGTCAGTAGGCCATGAACAGGATCAATGCCAACATAGGGTCTATTGCGATCCAACCCGATCGGTTATTATGTTGCAGCCCAGAGGAATTGACTCTATCTGCGTCAATTGTCGTCCATCGACTACTCGCTGAATCGGTAGCGTTTTTACGGGGAAAATACGGGGACGACCGCCGGGCATGTGAGAGGCGTAGCACCGAGCGATGCGCAAGCGACCCGCAAACTGTCACGGTCGTAAACGCGGTGTCGTACGATCCTGCCCATGCACAGGGGGTTCACAGTCGCGCTCGCGGTGGCCGGCGCCGGATGCGAGGTCTACTCATGACGACGCGCCCTGACGATGACGAGGTGTTTCCCGACGAGGACTTCACGCCGGTCTCCCGTACGGCGCAACCGTCGGAGCCCAAGCAGCCGAACCAGTTGCGGACGATCATCTTGGCGGTCGTGGCCACCGTCGCCGTCCTGGCTTGCGGGTGGTTCGGGTGGCAGGCATACAGCGACCACCAGGACGCTAAGAAGGCGGAGCAGATGGCCTCCGAGGTCGAGGACTCGATGCAGCACTACTTCAACACCGACTCCAACCTGTCGAAGTACACCGTGCGGGTACTCCGGGTCGACCTCAACAAGGTGAGCGATACCAAGTACGAGGGCGTCGCCACGGTCAACACCGCGCAGTCCGCTGTAGAACACATCGTGCCGATCGACGTCACCACATACCCGGATGATCGGTACGTTTGGAAAGCCGAACCTGGCGCGCTGATGTTCCTGGCTCAGCAAGAGCTGCAGGACGTCCTGGGCGGCTAGCGCCGGTTTCTCCACGCGAGGGTGAACGCCGCGGCGACGCTGGTCGCGCTGTAGCCGATGCCCACCCAGCACATGGCCCAGGCGGCAGCGTTCACGGTCAGGCTGCTGCTGGTGCCGCGGCTGTAAGTTGGCGGCGCATCCATTCCTTGCCACCGGAGATGTCGTAGGGCGAGTAGTGCGGGTTCTTGTCGCCTGTGGCGAGGAACCCGACGCCGGACACGATGGCCATCACGATCCCAATCACCTGAGAGACCGGCACGCGGAACACGTTGGCGATCTCTACCGCCAGTGAGTACGGGTTCGAGAAGACGTCGCCGCGCGCGATGGCCTGGTAGACCGCAGCCTTGATCCGGCTGGCCAGGTCGTCGCCGTTCTGCGCGAAGATGTCCCCTTCGCGGTAGACGTCCATCCAGAAGTCGGGCTTCACCGGGAACCCGGGCAGGCCGAACCGCCGATATGGGTCGAGCCCGTGCGTGCCGACGGTCTTGATCCACGACCGTGCCCATGGAGCGATGGAATCGGTTTGGCGGCACGGTGGCCCGTACGCGAGTACTCCGACGAGGTCCGGCAGTCGCCAGTGCAGCGGCTGACCCTCTTGGAGGTAGTCGACGTAGAAGTCGAACCCGATGATGCCGCCTTGAGAGAACAGACCCATCGACCACGAGGTGCCAGCCGGGAACGGCTTGCCGCTCGGCAGGACCGTCGAGCCGACGTTCTCCGCCAGCGCCCGGACACCATCCAGGTTGTCGAACGGGACGGTGCTGTTCTTGTAGCCGGTCGGCTGGTGAACGCACACACCTTCGGCTTCGAGTTGTGTTGCCGTGTCAGCAGCTGGCCCGGCGTACATGTTAGACCGGTGGCCCTCGACGGTGACCATGACCGGCAGGACCGGCTGCGGCGCGGGGTAGCTGGTGAGTCGTTTCCGCATTGCCAGGTTGGCTACGCCGTAGCCGTTCACGTCGAGGATCGGTGCGATGCCGACACGGTTGCAGAACTCGACCATGGCGCGTCCGGTGACCTCGGTGTAGACCGGGCCCGGTGTGACGCCCATGGCGCGGGCCCACTCAAACCGGTCGTGAAGCTTCTGGTTGATCAGCGTGACCGCATGCCAGTTCTCCGCCGCCCGGGGCAGGGTGAGGTCGTCGGAATCGCCTACGCCGTAACCGATCCACTTCCCGTCTGGGCCGTTCACAGCGCACCGAGCTTCCGGAGCGCGGCGGCCAGTCCGGCGCGCAGTGTGCGGCGCTGCCCCTGGTCGTTGCGGCCGAGGTCGCCGTCCTCACCCCACTCATCGAGGCCGGCGCCGAGCTGCGCGCGGATCTCGCGGGCGTCGACAGCCATCGACTCCAGCAGCTCACGGTCGCTGTAGTCCTTGGGGAACTGCTTCGGTGAACTGTCCGGAATTTCCGGAGAGTTGCCCCCATCGGCCCAGAACGCGACACGTTCGGCGAAGTAGTCCCAGGGGAACTGGTCGCCCACGTCGGTGTGCGTGCCGTCGCCGAGCACTTTGGTGACGTATCGGTGGTCAGAGATGCCGGGGATTCGACCGGTGTAGGGCGGTGCGATGACCTTGGTGCTGAAGCCGTACTTCTTCGCATCCTGCACCGCGAGGTAGGCGGCGACGTCGATCGCCTTGGACTGCTTCATCCACTGGTCGCGCGTCCAACTCGCACGGGATCCGGCAAAGCAGAGGTTGATGCTGCGCCGGTTCGCCGATAGCACCGAGTACGAGTACAGGTCCGTGTCAACGCCGTCGACGACGGTCACGCCGCCGTCGGATGCCTGACTGATGTAGTAGTGGTAGCTGACCGGGTTGGCAGTGCCTTCGGTGCTGCGGCAGTAGTTGCCGAGGTCCTCGGCCGCCGCGTCACCGCCGCCACCCTCCTGGGTGTGGATGAAGAACGCATCGACCTGAGTTCCGCCGCGGGATGAGGCGTTCTTGGTCTGGATCCAGAATTCGTTGAAGTCAGGGCGGTTTTCGGCCACGGGCGTATCTCCTGTGAGTAGTGCGTCGCCGATGGCGAGGCAGCTGTTCCAACGGGGCAGACGGGACCCGTCGTTGTCGTTCCATCCGTTCGGGTCGACCGCGTTGCCGGCCGCATCAACGCGCCACCCGTTGACACAGCGGGAAACCGAATAGATGTCCCCGGCGTCGGCGAAGCCGTTGATCTGCCCGGGTTTCGGGCCGGCGTTGAGCCAGTACCACGAGGCGGCGAGGAATCCCCACTTCGGTTGCTCGACCAGCTCGGGCTGATTCACGAACAGCTCCGGGTCGTTGACGTATCCCTTCCCCTGGCACCACTGTCCGAACTTGCGGTAGTTGCCTTGCCAAGTCAGTTGGATCGGGCCGCGACCCCGGTACCGGGTGCGGTCCCAGTTCCATGTCGGGTCGCTCGTCTTGATCTCAGCCATGTAGCGGAGGCCGGCGGACTCGTGGCCCACCTGAGAGCACCAGGCAGCGGCCCGGCGCACTGTGGTGATCTCGGCTGCGCGCATGGCCTCCAGGAAGTGCGGCAGGTACATGGCCAAGGTGGTATCGGAGACCGACGTCGGCGCCATGGCCCGGCGCAGGGTGGGAAGGTCCATCACCGACCGCCGAGGATTCCGCCGAGGTTGGGCAGCCGACTGACGAACTGTTGAAACTGCGCCGCAGCGGAGCCGAGTCCGTCGAGCCCGGGGATCTTGGCGCTGAGTGCGTCGGCCAGGGCCTTGACGACCTTGTCGTCCCACGTCCACGGGGTCGCGCTGGTGGCCCGCTCGAGGACGAATCGGGTTGCGCCCTCGACGTCGTCGCGGTTCTTCGGGTCTTTCACCCAGGCGACGGCGTTATCCCAGATCGCTTTGCCGAGTAGCTTCGCGAACTTCGCGACGAGTTTGTCCACGGCGCGAAAGTAGGCCCGCCGGGTGCAGCGATCAGGAGAGCTGGACCCAGTCAATCGTGGGCCCGAACCGGCGCGGCCCGAGCAGATCCTTGGACGCCATCACGACCACACCCAGCGACCTGTAGCCGGCGCCCTTCGCTGCGGTGCCAGTGCTGTCGTTCCACTCGCCGACCTTGCTGCCGTTGCGGCGCAACGTGTGCAGGTTGCCGACACCCTTCAAGTTGATGACGTCGCCAGCACCGAACGTGCCGCCACTGAACATGACGGTGTTGATGCTCAAGACGCGGCGCACGATCCGCAGCGTCGACGAATCCAACTGCACCCCAACCCCATGGGTGAACGAACCGTTGGACACCCGGGCGAACACCAGTGTGCGCGACAGGTCCCCCGTGATCGACGGGCCGGAACCTTGCGTGCCAACGCGGAATTCCAACTCGTAGTCGTCGTTCGGCGCGGTCGCGACGTTGTATCGCTGGTGCGAGCTCAGCAGCGGCGACGAGACCAAGCCATCGGGCAGAGCGAGACGACATTGGCCGTCGACGATGCCCGCCTTGTACGTGCTGGACGGGCCATAGTCGGTCCAGTCGGGGGCGAGGGTGGCCACGTCGGGCCCGTCGAAATTGACCCGGATACCGGAGCGGGACCACAGCAGAACGCCGTTGCGCCACACCTGCTGAATGTCGGCGCCGTTGTGGACGATGCGCTGAACGGTCCCGCTGGTACGTGTGATCACGGCCCGACCATGTAGGTGACACCCGGGACCTGAGTCATACCGGCGAACTCAGCAGCGGTCACGAACTTGAACGTGTTCTCGATCGGCTCGTCGTCGGAATCGACTGCCTTGCTGACACCGACGCCGGCCGCCGCCGCGGTGACAGCTCCCGCACCGAGCTTCGGTTCCGTGACAGCGCCGTCGTCGAGGTTGACCGTCTTCACGCCCTTGGTGGCGATCTTGGGCGAGGTGACAGCGCCGTCACCGAGCTTCGGTTCGGTCACCGCCCCGTCGGCGAGTTTCGCCGTCTTGACCGCCCCGTTCACCAGCAGCGAGGGTGCTACCGCGGCGATCGCGGCACGCATCTCGGGAGCCAACTGCTCCTCAATCGGCGCGTCGAGATCAATCGCGACGAACAACACTCGTGCCATGGCCCGCAGGCTATGGGCTCAGCGTGCACCCAACGCGCGGAACGCCGCCCGGAAAGAAGCCGACACCTCTTCTGGTGAGAACCCAGCCGGCCGAACCTTCTTGGTGTTCACCGCGGTGCCAGGTTCGGGTGCATACAGCTGGTCGAATAGCTTTCCCTGCGCCTGCTTGTCCTGGTCCTCGTTACCGGTGTGGATCGATTCGAGCCACAGCTTCTCGGCCTCATCGAGCACGTCGTGCATGGAGGTCAGCGCGGCCATCGGGTTGGGGATGCCGTCGGCGCGCATCCGGGTCCGTAGAACCCGCCAGTGCGTCGCAGACACCAAAGCCAGGCTCATCACAGCGATGTAGGGGCGGGCGGTGCCCCACGTGGCCAATGCGCGGACGATGGCGCCGAGGGGATTGTCTGGTGCGTCGTCGTCGGCGGTGACCATGTCGGTCAGGATGCGTTCGTGATCGTCGCGCTGGAGATGGTCACGGACGAACAGGCTCGAGTACTGCTGCTGAGTCTGAGGTTCGGCCTTGGGGTTGACCATCATCGCGAGGTGAGCGACAGCGTCCGGGCGAGGCCGCAGCGCACGAACCTGTCCGATATCAGGGACCGTCAGCACCGCGTAGTCACCGCTGTGCGGCCCGAGGATCTGGGCATCGCCCAAGATGTCGTCGAATCCTGGTGGCGGCTCCCACATGTCAGACGACGTGCTTGCCTGGTACGAGGATCGACAGCGCGATCGACCGGCCCGACCACTGCGGCACCTTCGACGGAGTGAACCCGCGGTCCAGCGTGGGGCGCGGCGGGTTGGCCAGCATGGCGGAGGCCATCGTGCAGCCGTCGGCGTCAACGTCGGCCAGCACGGTCATCCCTTCCGGCGCGGTCTGGTTGATGGGCGCCTGGAAAGGGGTGTGCGCAACGTAGGACGCGCAGATCAGCAGTTGGCCGGCACGGTCGATGCTGGGGCACACATTGGCGCCGGTGCCGCGCTCCCAGAAACGTCGAGTCAGCGACGAAGCAACATGCCACTCAAACAGATCCGGCGATGCGTCACGCAGGACGATCAGATGCACGATCTCCTCGGCGGCGACGCCGGTGGTGAAGTGGTACGAGTCAGGCTCGTCGGCGGTGGCCATCCGCACGTACACCTTCATGTGGACGTCGGCGATGCCCAGCAGGCCGTCGTTGCGGACATGCCATTGGGTCCAGCCCGGTTCGGATGGAGTGATGTCGGAGGCGAGGCCGATGTTGTTGGCCACGATCGCCACCATGATGTCGCCGGCCGCGGTGCCGGCCGGTACGTCGGCATCGGTGGGGAACGTGTTGTTGGTGGAGTGCTCCACCCCGACCACGGTGGGCGTCGGTCGTGCGGGCGGCGGGGCGAAGGCGGGGATGCCGTACAGGTCGACCCGGGTGTCACCAGAGATGAACAGGCTCTCGGTGTTCTGGTCTCCGCCGTCGATGGTGGTGTTCTCCCAGAAATCCGTCTTGAACCGGATCTGCACCCGAGCAAAGAACGTCTCCCCCGGCGCGACGGTCTCCCAGCCGACGGAGTGCGGCATCAGCGGCGCGGTGCTCGAGTTCTTGCGGACCTCGTGCACACCGAACCCGGTACCTACGGCCTGGATTCCGCCCTTGCCGATGTCCATCCCAGCGCCGAATCGAGACACCTCGATCATGTCGAACGATGACGGCGGAGTCGGGGTGCTCAGCTTGTCGACGCCGTGCAACATCTGCAGATATCCGCGAGACCGAGCCTGCAGCGTGACCTGAGCGCCGCCACGAGTAACCATGCCGTACACCGACTGTGGGAGTGGGGTGTTGTTCGTCCACTGCACATCAACGGTGTGGACCAGCTCGTCCTTGTTGCTGCCGCCGGACGTGTCGTACGACTTGGACACCGACGCGGCGGTCTTGGTAGCCAGCAGGCGGTACTGCGTCCACGGCTGCGGTTCGATCGCCTCGTCGAGGATCAGAAAGTGATCGTTGCTCACTATGCCCCCACCGGTGATGCCAGCATGACCAGCCGTGTCCAGCGTGCGTGTGCTTCCATGCGCGACTCGAACTCCGACGGCTGGGTCCAGGTGCCCGGCGTCTGCACACTGCAGACGTAGCGGAAGTGCACCGAATGTTTCGGCGGGAGTTCACCGATCGGCACCATGGCCTGTGTGCTGTCACCATCGATGAACAGGCGACCAAACAGCAGGTTTTCGGCCGCGGCTTCGGGCCGGTCTATCTGAGCGCGCCCACCGAAAGAATCCTGAGTCACCGACGGGTAGTCGGCCACCGGACTGACACCCTTTGCCACCGACCAGGCATCGTGGATGACGACGGTGCCAGGGTTCTGCGCCACGATGGTGCGCGGTGCCCGGTTGACCTGCACGGCAACGATCTGCGCATCGCGGCTGTTGTTGAACCACGACACATCCCCGTCGATCATCGTCACCGGGTCCGGGGATCGTTCGATCTTGCCGTCCTTGGTGGACTCCAGGAACGCCTCGGTGACGACGCGGGGAAACCAACTGCGGCGCATGTCCATACCCGCCACCGTGGAAAGCATGTACTCGCTGGTGCAGACCTTGATACTCACCCGGACACCACCGATCCTTGCTGCGGGAACGCGATCAGCGACAGCCGCACCCAGTTGGCTGCCGCTTCATGCTTCGGGCTGTTCTTGTTCGCGTTGTCCGACCACGGCGGCGGCGTCCACACATAGCAGCGATACCAGACCGAGAACTGCTGATTCGGCTCGATCTCGTACGGCACCCACTCGTCGGCGGTATTGATGTCAGTCCACATCCACTGCCGGCCCGGGTTGGGTTCGGCGACAGAGTTCGTTCCGATGTCGATCGCACCGCCGGTTTGGCCGTTGAAGATGCTGGTAGTCAACGGCACTGAAGGCTCGGCGTCGCGGGCATAGGTCCAGCGGTCCCTGAACTGGATCGCGTTCGGATTGCTCGTGAGCCAATAGCGAGGACCCCGAGTGACCCGGATCAGCACGGTGGCCGGCAGCGGGGTGTCGTTGCGCCAGTACAGCTTCTGGTCAATCAGCAGCTTCCCCGGCAGTGTGATGCTCGGGAACACCTTGCGGTCCCCGTCTGCCGCCATCGCACGCACATCCGCGACCAGCCGCGGCACAGCCCACGGTTGCAGTCGGAGCTGGCCGGCGTCGTCGAGGGTGAGGTTCTCCCCGATGCAGACGTTCGGCTCGGTGAACTCCGTGATCGGCACGGACCGCAGGTTACGGAGCCCGGGTGCTTACTTGGGGTTGCGTCCGTTCATGACGGTGAGGGTGGTGGCGCCGGCCCCGAGGACAGCGCCGAGTGTGAACACCAGGATGACCTGGTGCCACAGCATCAGCTATGGGCCTTCGGGCAAGTCGATGGTGCCCGACGAGATCGCGACGGTGGACCCGGCGGTGATGGCGACGGTGTTGAGGGTGAGGTCCCACGGGCCGCCGGTCGGCCCACCCACAGTGCCTTGGCCCTTCACACTGCCGGAGGCGTTCTCGAACCGGAAGAACGATGCGTTGCCGGTGGCGTCGGCGCTCGTGTCGCTGCTGATCGCGCCGAGCGTGGCCCGCGCCGCGGTGCCGGTGTCGGAGAAACCGCTGAACGGTGTCGCAGCCATGACCAGTTCGGCCAGCTGAGTGTTGCCGGACAACGCGGCGTCCGCGTTCGCCGGGACGGTGCCGGAGTACAGCTTGATCTTGCCGTTAGGGCCGATCGCTTCCGCCAGTCCGGTGGAGTTGAGCATCCCCTGGACGGTGGCGTTGGTCAGGTAGAACGCGTTAGCCATGAGTGATCGGGCTCCCCGGGGTCAGAATGCCGCCAACCTGCTGCGGCTGCGGGAAAAGGTGCAGCAGCCACGTTTCGACAAGCTGCTGTTCCTCGTCCCACCCGGCAGCACGGAACACGTCGACCGACTCGACCAGCTCCTCCACCGTCTTGGTGGCCAACTTGGCGAAATCGTCTGGGTGAGCGGCGATGTACGCCTCCGCGAGCTCGCGCGCGCGGTCACGGTCGCGGCCGTCGCCAGTCTGCTTGTCCATCGCGTCTTTGATCGCCGCGAGTTCTGCGTTCACGACGCTCATCATTGGACGCCGGGGTGAAACCGGATCACGGACCAGTCGGCGGGACCGCCGCGGCTTGCCGATCATCGATGTTCTGCAGCAGCCGGCCAATCGCCAGCAGAGCTTGCAGACAGATGTAGTTCGGCTCGGTCGCGGGCATGCCGCTGTCATCGAACGCGGTTTCGGCTGCTTCGAGCCGTTCGGCTGGTGTCATACTCACGATCGCCCTCTCCCCTAGATCACTTGTTTCGCCTTGATCCATCCACGCCCGACCGCCCCGGATCCGCCGGACCCGAAGAGGTTTCCGCCAGCGCCGCCGCCGCCAGGAGCGGTGCCCGCGCCGCCTGCCGACGCGCTGCCCGACCCACCGGTGTACGGGTCGCCGTCGACTGTGACGTTGCCGGCGTTGCCGCCCGCCAGGATGCCGGTGTTGCCGGAGCCGCCCGCGCACGTCAGTGTGGGCATTCCGCTTCCTGCGTTGCCGGTGAAGATCGTGGCTGTGCCGTCGCCGCCGTTGCTGGCGCCGCCGTTGCCACGTGTGACGGTGATCGTGGTGAGCAACGGATACGCAGCCAGTTCGATGATCGCGTTGTTCCACGACCCCGCCTTGCCGCCCTGGCCGGTGATGAAGGTGCCGTTGGTTCCGGTTTCGCCACCGCCGACGCCGACCAACACGAGGTGCGTGTAGCCGGCCGCTCGCGCTGCCGCCACATCGAAGGTGCCGTTGACGGTGAATTCCTGCGTGACGGGGTTGAGCTGGTTGACTCCGTTGAGCGCCGCGGTAGCCGCGCGCAGTTGCGCGGCGAGGGTACCGGTCTGCTGCTGTGTGCCGGTGCCGGAGAACAACGCTCGGCGCAGGGCGACGGCGAGGGCGCCGATCTGCTGCTGTGTGCCGGCCCCGGCGAAGGATGCGGGCCGCAGTGTGGCGGCGAGGGCGCCGGTTTGTGCGTGGCTTCCAGTGAGCGCCGCCGTGACAGGGCGCAGTCCGGCAGTGAGGACACCAGCCTGGCTCTGCTGACCAATGAGCGCGGCGGCTGCCGGCCGCAGTGTCGCACCCAGTTGACCGACCTGTTGCTGTCCGCCGATGAGCGTGGCCCGCGCTCGTTGCAGGGTGACAGCGATCGGCCCGTCGGTGATGTTGGTGGCGGAGAACCGGGCAGGCTGCAGCCTGGCGGCGAGCTCACCCGTCTGTGCGTGTTCCCCGAGCCCGGCGAACGTCGCGGCGCGGAGCACGGCGGCGAACTGGCCCATCTGTTCGTGAGAGCCGAGCAGGCTGGCGCGTGCTGGCTGCAGCTCGACGGCCAGCAGTGCCTCGAACGCTTCCCACCAGCCGACGGGCGGTTCTCCGACTGGTTGCGCCACGGGCCCGCCGAACCATCCCCGGGGGATCGTGCGGGCGAGTTGGCGGAGTTCGTCGGACCATGACATCGCAGCTCATTTCACTGGTCAGCCGTGCAGTAATCGGTTGCCGCAGAACGTGGACACGGAATGGCGAAGGCCCCCGGTTTCCCGGGGGCCTCACGTCAGATTCCGTTGTGCGTGTGCGGCCTAGTGCGGCAAGTGCTTCTTGATGTGCTTGACGATCTTGTCCGCGATCGGCTTTGAAATCCGATCCGCGGCGGCGCGGCGCTGCTCAGGTGAGAGCTGCTTCTTGGCAGCGGTAGTGCCGCCCACATCGACGCAGGTCCGACCGTTCCCGACGCAGGTCCCGGCCTGCGCCACCGGTGCCCCGACGAGTCCGATTGCGGCGACGGCGGCAACAGCCGCGAGTGCGGTGCGTAGCATGAATGAGCCTCCTTGTGAGGTGGGCCGCGTGGCGGGCCGATGGTTCCTAGGCCGGTTAGCCCGCCACGCGGTGTCTGGGTAACACCCCGAATGTATAGGGGGCTAGACGCACCGTCAAGGGGGCTAGACTCTCCGTGTGGACTTCGAGCAGATCCGAACTCTGCGCGCACGGCGTGCAGAGCTCGCAGCCGAAGTCGAGGCGCTAGACAACGAGATCGCCGACCTCATCCGGCAAGCCAACGAGGACCATGGCGCCACTGAGATAGCACGCGAATTGGGCATCACCCGGGCTCGGGTCTATCAGATCATCCGACGGTCGTCAGATTCTTAGGTCACGTCGTAGTAGGTGATCGACGCGCAGACGCCGGAATACTCCGGCCCCGGGTTACTCACGTTGCCGAAATCGGAGAACAGCAGCAATCGACGATAATCCGGTCCGTGCGGCATGAGATTCCCGCTGTCGGTCCACTCCATCAGTGAGCCGGTCATGTGTGAGGCACGGTAGGTCTTGGTGTCTGGGTCGTAGGAGATCGAGGGAGCGTGCATGGTGGACCCGTCCGGGATGGTGGCCGACGTGGTGGCACGGACCGTCCGTACGCCACCGATGAACGACACCAGCCGCACAGTGAACGCAGCACCAGCGCCGTTGCTTTCCACCTCGAATGCAATTCCATTGGCACCCGTTGAATCCGCCAACATGAAGAAACGTATAACTGACCCGCTACTAAACCCGGTGCCGAAGCTGCCGCCTTTAATGCCGGGCATCGTGAATGACGCTCTGGCTCTATCAGTGAGCACCGAATTGTTATAGAGCAAAAACCCTGGGTTGCCAGTCGGGTTGACAGCAGACCCACTGTTGGCCTGCCACGACCCCGACAGGATCGTCCACGCGGACAGAGAATTGAATGTGTCGGTGAAGTAGTAGGCCAGCGACGGAGGTGGCAGTTCACCCTGGGGAATTCCAGCGCCGATGTAGGGGACCTTTCCGTTGTACCCAATGTCAGCAGCGAGAATCGTTGTCGGTGCCGCAGATTCGGTCCCGGAGTTCCTCGACGCAGACGGCCCCTTGGGGATCGCCGAATCGTCGGGGTCGTACCAGCCGATGTTGATGCCCGCGATGTCGTGAGTGCCGCCCGTGACGCAGACCTCCAGCGCGAGAACATCACCAGGCTCCATGTGCACGGGCGCGTCAAGTTCTATGATCACGCGACCGAACGCCGCAGCGGTTGGGAGCGACGCCGGGGTGATGTTCTTGGTCTGCACCCACGCCAGATCACCGGTGGTGGTGTTCAGTCGATAGACGTGCAGCTTGGCCGTCGTCAGCGAGTTGCCGCGACCGATCCACTGCACAATGGTCTTGTCCTGTGCGTTCCGGGTTCGCACGAACCCAAGAGCCGACGCGGTCTGGGTGACCTGGAAATTGGCCGGCGTGGACCCAACGCCCAGTGCCGACTCGAGGATGGCGGTGTCCAGCGTGGGGTTAGCCGCCTCCCAAATCGGTCGGCCGCCGCTGTAGGTGGCCAGTGAGGTGGCGGTCTGTGCCGCATTCGATGCGGACACCGCGTCGTTGGCGGTCTTGGCCGCTGCCGTCTGAACATCGTCGGCAGTTTTTCCCGTCGACCCCGTCAGCCCGTGGATGCCGTCCCAGAACTTGTTCCACGTGTCCTCAAGCGCCTGGCCGATGTTGGGCGCACCGCCGACGCCGGACACGCTCGTCGGCGGCAACGTACCACCGCTACTCAGGTGCTGAGTCTTCTGCTGCGTCAGGGACCACCAGTCCTTGACCTGCTGCAACAGCGTTGTCGGTGGCGTGGTGGCCGCTCCGGAGAGAATGTTCTGGAGCGCAACGAAATCCGTGTTCAACGCTGGCAAGTCGGTGATCTTGTTCATGCCCAGCATGCCGAGCAAGCTGCCCGGGTTGGTCAGCAGAGTGGCTTTGAACCCGTCCCACGTCGACGACAGCCAGTTGTCCCAGTCGGAGATCCCCAGCTTGCTAGCCAAATCGGCAAGTGCGGCAGCGGCATCCGCGCCCGCATCATTCGCCTTGTCTTGAATCCAGGCGATCTCGTCGGACAGGTCGAACAGGTCATCCCAGAATGTGCCTGACGGCGTCAGCCCGAGAGACGTCATGATCGTCTCAACCGTGCCGGCGACACCGTTCCACACCGACGCCAGATCCGGTACGAGGTTGAGGATCCAGTCCTGCGGCAAGCCATCCCGCGTCTTCGTGACAGTGGCATCGTCAACGTTGATGGTCCCGCCGGTAGCGTCCTCGGTAACCTTGGCCTCAAGCACCACGTCCGTGACCGTGAGACCGTCGACCGGTCCGGGCACTGCGTACGTGCCGCCGAGCCACACCCAATCGTCGTCCTGGTCAGGGTGATCGGCAGACTCACCCGATGTCGCGGTGAGTGCCGCGACCTGCGTCGTCGACAACAACGTGAGGCTGTCGTCAGCATTGCGGTGATACGCGCGCACCGACACCCGCACCGGAGCGGCGCTGGCCACCAGCTCCTCGTAGAACACCCACACGCCAACGGGAAGCTTCTCGCCCTGCTCCACCGCGATCAGATTCGAAACCACCAGATGCGCCGCACCATTCGCGACGATCTGCGCTGACCCCGGCTTCGACCGGCCGAACTCAGCGTTGCGGGTGATGTTCGGGTCCCCAGCATCGAAAGTGGCCGACGAATCGAATCCCGGGTCGTCCAACAACTCCGCTGTACCGCCGCCCAGATGCGCCCACGGCAACTGCTGGATACGGCCCGGGGCCACGGGCCCGAACAGGTTGGTCACCATCCACTGGCGAATCTGGTCGATCGTCGGCGGCGCCTCCGGGTCCACATCCGGCATGCCGACCGCGTTCGCGAGGTCCGCGGTGTTCATATCCGACACCACCGACCCACGCGACGACAGGTCCACAACCTCCGGCGTCGGCGGCTGACCGACCTCCAGCGCAGCCTCACCAGGCCTCGTGGCCAGCAGGCGTCCATCCGGGGCTGACAGCACCCACGGACCGATCCGCGCCGTCTGAGACCGCTCCAGCGCCTTCAAACGGCGATCGAACTCGCGCACCAACTCAGCTTCGGAACGCGGCGACCGCCCCAACCTGGTGTCAGTCACCGCGGCCACCCCCGAACCCCGGCTTCACGTCCTCCAACAGCTCCGGCAGATCGTCATCCGGTGCCGACTCCAAATCCACACCCACCGTGGCGGACCCCGCCGAACACGAAACCGTCACGCCCTCAAGCTCCATCGTCGACAACAACCCGAACGCCTCGACGTTCAATCTCGCCGACGGCACCAACTGTCGAATGGAGATTGGCGCGTCGGGATGCAGGATGGCCCCCTGGGGCACACTGATGGCGTCCCGGATCGAGCCCGAGTAGCGCACCGCCTGATTCACCGCACGATCAGCGTTGGTCACCCCGAACATCGAGTCGCGGCGCACAATCGTCTGCAGGTTCAATCCGCCCATCGGAACCCGGGCTCGTGACTTGCTGTCGCCGGCCAGCAGCAGCACATCGTTGTAGGTGTTCGCACCGTCGCGGATCACCGACAACTGGCCGTCGCGGAAGTCCCGCTCCGACAGCGCCGGCACGAGATCTGAGCGCACAGGCCCGAGCAGCGGAATGCCCGCCACCACAGACCAATACAGCCCTAGATCGGTGAGCTCGCCAATCACCTCGTCGGTCATCTTCGTGTCGGCCGGGCAGGAGAATGCGAACCGGTCACCTCGTGGATCGTTCCGCGACAGCGGCTTGAGGTTCAGTCCGTGGAGCTCGATCATCGCGGCCCACAACTCGCTGGCAATCTCGGCTGGGTCTGCGGAATCCCACGACTTCGTCATCGGGCACCGTGTCCGCGCAGCCAACGAGCTGACGTCACGTGCGGACAGCGACAGCCAGTCACGCCCTTGCTCGGCGCGCTGAATCGGCCCAGACCAGTACAGGTCTCGCTGGTTGCCGTCCCACACATCGATCCAGTGCAGCCAAGGCGTCAGATCCGGGATCCGGACGTATCCAGCCGCGGGCGGCACCAGAAGGTCGCAGGTCGAGACCTCACGCAGCAACCACCGCCACTTCAACGATGTGTAGCCGTTTGCCAAGAACTGGTAGAGCTGGACGCCGTCGAACGTGCGGATCGAGATGATCTGCTCATCGGAGATGACCGCCATCACGGCTCCCGATCGCAAAACACCAGGTCTACCTCGAACTCTGAACTGGACGCGGTCTGAACGATGAACTCCCAGCATGTTTCACGGTCGATGATCGGCGGCCGCCACGGCGCACCATTGGGCGTCCCCACCACACCGACCACCCGACGCACACGTTCGTCGTAGTTCGCCCAGAAGCGGCCCGTGATGCCGTCCAGCACCAGCTCGGCGCCCGCGGGGAGACCGGCGATCTGCAGCGGCCAACGGTTGTCCTCACACCGGATATCCGAGCCGCACTCCCGCCAGAACGCTTGCAACGACACCGGATTCTCTCCGGTGTTGCGGACGATCGTCGTCACCGCGGTCTCACGGCAGCGGAACGCCCAGTCCATGGACGGCACCTGGAAGACGTACTTGTCGATCTCACCAACCGGTAGACACCCACCGCACACAGGTGGCGGCGTCGTCACCACCGCGATCTCCTCGGGCACGCACTCCGTGGAGAACATCACCGGCATGTCCTCGCACGTTTCGGGTTTCGCACAGTCCGCGGCGTGAATCCAGTTCACCGGCTGCCGAGTAACGACATCCCAATCCACCGGCACCTTCACCGCCGGCAGATAGGCGTACGGCGACAGCGCCACCATTTCCCACGTGACGCGGTACCAGGTGGCCTGCTGGTGCTCGCGGGACTCGGTGTTGTATTCCTGGGTAATCGTCGGGGCCTTCGTCAGGACCAGGCTGTGAACCTCGCGCAGCAGGCTCGCCGGGTCGACACCCGAATAGGACGGGGATGCTGCGAGATACCGCAGAGTGCTGGCGGTGTCGGTCGTGGTGCCGCGCAGCCGGCATGTCAGCCAGTTGAGCCCGAAGGTCACGCCGGCGTGTGTGCAGGCGATCAGCACGGCTTCGAACGTCACTGTGCGTGACGTGTCACGGTGCGGGCCGGCAGCGCCACCCGCCCCGGCCATCTGGGTGATGTCCCGCTGTATCGGCGTGGTGTCCAGGCCGTCGACACTGAGCACCCACACACCGCCGAACTCCCCCGATTCCGGCAGCTCAGTCGAGTACCACGGCGCCAACTCGGGTCGATACTCGTTGTCGCCCAGAAATTCCCGCAGGCCCGGCCAAGCGTCGTTGTAGTCCACCGTCACCGCGCAGGATCCGCAGATCGCGGCCGGCCCCCAACACGTCCCGTCGATCTCCATCAGCCCCGGCCCGAAGCGCCGCGACCCGGGCGGCGGCGTCCACAACCCCGGCGACACTTCCGTCGAGGTGTCAGGAATCTCGTACAGGCCCGGATGGTCGACGGACTCGACCAGTGAACAGTCCGATTCGTCGTCGCCGAACATGCCGACATCAGACGTCGGGACGTCCATGCCCAGATGCGCGATCGTGCGTGAGCTGTTGGCGATCTCGACGCCGTCGATCGTGAACCATCCGCGGTATGCCATCAGCTCATCAGCTCCATCAGTCCGCTGGCCACGTTCCGCCCAGCCTCGGGACCGCCAGCCACCTGAATTGCGCCCTCACCGATCTGGACGATCGTCTGGCCCCCTGGCCCGCCACTGCCCTGATTGCGGTCCAGCCAAGCCACCAGACGGTCAAACGACGCCGTCTGCTGCGGCGACAGCACCCGCTCCGGGCGGATCGTCGCCTTCGGCATCAGCCCCACCCCGTGGGCTACGCCGCCCTCGTCGAACGACAGACCGCCGACGATCGCCGCCAGCGGCGCGAACAGCCCCGACAGGCCACCAGTCAGCGCGCCGATCATCGCCAACGGAATCTCCAACGCCGCGCTGATCGGCGCCCCAAGCAACTGCTCGAGAACACCGCCACCGAAAATCCCAGTCATCAAATCCGGGAAGATCGACTGCAATCCTTCGGCGATCGCTTGGACCGCAACCTCCGAGATAGCCAGCGCCAGATCCGTGCCGACCTCGGCGGCGATATCCACGCCAGCAGAACCAGCCGAACTGATCAAGGCGCCAACGATATTGCCGGCGCCGGGAGCCTGACTGTTGATCGCAGAGCTGGCCGCCGTTGAGCCGGCCTGAATCGCCGCATTGGCCACCGCCTTGGCCATCGGCACGATGACCTTCTCGATGATGTACTTGATCAACGCCTGAATGACGATCTTGAGAATCCGGATGCGTTCCTGCGCTGCGATTTCCTCCGACGACTGGCTGCGGTCCATCAGTGCGCTGGTGTCGTTCAGCAGACGGCCGGAGGCGTCAAAAGCCTTGAATTCCCCGCGGAACTGGCGGAACTGGTCGGTCATCTCACCGAGGGTGTCGCGGGCCTCGATCTGCACCCCCAACACGGACAGCAGCACCCGCACGAGGATGTTCACGATGGCGCCGATGATGGGGATCTGAGATACCCCGAAGAACTCGGCGCCGACGGTGTCGTTGACGTTCACCCCACCACCTGTGGCGTAGCCGCGCATGCCGCCGTTTCGGGCCAACGCTGCCCGGAATGCGTACACGCCGCCGTGGCCGCCCATGCGGGCAACGTCGGTCGTGGTGAGGACGTGTTCGCCCGGCATGAGCATGGCTGGCACCGAATCTCGGCCAGGCACACCGCCGAACACACCACCACCGGTGGCCATCCCGGTCGCGGCCTTGAATCCGTTGGCAGCGTCCGCCGGCAACGAGGTGCCGTTCTGTGCGGGCATGGCACTTCTGACAGCGTCAGCGATCGGCGGTGCCGCAGCCTGGCCGAGCGCCGTGCCGATCGCGCCAGACACCGAGTCCTTGAGCCCTTCAAGCGCATTCTGCACGCCGGCCTTCACCACCGGCTCGAGCGCCTCCTCGTTGAGCTTCTGGTTGGTCTGCTCGATCACGCTGACAAGCTGCTCACGCATCGCAGCCAATTGGGCGTTGAGGTTGGTGAACGTGCGATCGAGCAGCGCGCCAGTGTCGGAGAACAACCGGCCGCTCGAGTCGAACGCCTGATCGTTCTTCATCACGTCGGCACCGTCGCCGCCCTGACGGGTGAAGTCCGGCACGTCGAGCCCGAACGCCTTCGCCAATGCGAGCGGGTTACGTTCCCGCACCAACTGGTTCAGGCTCGCGTAGTTCGCGGCCTTGTTCCACGGCTCCTGTCCCAGGCCAGCGACCGCGGACATCACATCACCAGTGACAGTGCCGGCCACTCCACCACCAGCGGACAGGCCAGCACCAACGATTCCGCCGAGACCCGGGACGCCCTGGCCGCCGGGCCAGTTCGTCACGAACACCGGAGTACCGCCACCACCGGACAGACCCGCCTGGAACGGGGCAGTGCCGGGGATCTGCAGGCCAGCCAGCCCGGTTGCAGCGCCTTCGGCCACCTTGGCGTGAATGTGGTCCTGGTGCCCGCCGACGGTCGAGGTGTTGCCGGCGAAGTCAGCCCACTTGTCTCGCCAAATTGTCGAATCCAAGCCGAGCGCGGTGGCGTTCGCACGGAGGTATTCGTTGATCCGGTCGCCGAGCTCCTGGTTCTGGCCGACCATGATGTCCAGTGCCCGGCCCGACGGATGGTCCGGAATCGGATCGTTGCGGACGCCACCGATCTCCCGGACCTCGGGGAACTGTGCGGCGATCACGTCCCACAGTTGCGCCGCGTTGGGTTGCAACCCGGCCTTGCTGCCCTTCGGGCCTGCGCCCGGCAGCCCGGTCATGGGCACACCGGTCAGCGCAGCGACGCTCGCATATCCACCCCGACTGCTGGCAGAGCCTGCGCCCTTGGCCAGCTTCTCCTGGTACGACTGCAACGCCGAGAGCAACGCCGAGTTCGACGACGTGACCGACCCGGTGTAGCCACCAGGCCCGAACGTCTGCCCGATCAGGTCACTGATGGCATCTGCGCCGAGCGCGCCCTTCTTTTTGTTGCGGGCCGTCACGATGGCCTGCACCACGGAATCGTTCACGTCCAGCCCGGTGCCGGCGAGGTCTGCGATGTTGCCGGTCTGGGCGAACTTCTGCAGGGCAGCAACATTCGCCGTCCCGCCGCCGATCCCGCCCGCCCCGGCCAGCACCGGAAGCAGCCCACCCTGCGTCACTGGCAGCGTCGCCGGATCCGCACCCAACCACTTCTCCGGATCACCACCCAACGCGGAGATCGCCGCCGCAGCCATCTCGTAACCACGATGCCGCGGCTTGATCGGCGTGCCGAACGGACCCAACTCCTGGCCACCGGTCTTGTTCTTGTCGGCGATCGACGACACCGCGCTGGCAGTCTGGTTCAGCGGTGCCGACGTGCCGCCCTTGCCGGCCAACAGATCCCGGATCTGCCGCAGCACACCCAACTCAGTCGCATCATCGCCGGGGCCAGGCAGCGCGCCAGTCCCCGCATGGACACCCCCATCGGCGTAGTACCGCTTCGACAGGCCAGACCGGAACCGGCTGTTGAGCGCGTACACCCCGGCTGGGCCGCCGAGACCGCGCACCGCCTCTGGAATCAGCACACCCTCTCCGGGCGCCAGCACAGCGTTCACAATGTCGAGGCCGGGCGCGTAGCCGGGAATGACCATTCCGTCCGCGCCGTGGGGGACAGCTGGAATCGCCGGCGCTGCCGTGACCGTCGCGTTGAATTGCAGCTTGAACTGCTGCTGCTGGTACTTGCGCACGAATGCGTCGATGGTGGCCTGAGCCGTGCTGGTGTTGGCCTTGACGGTGATTTCGTCCTTGCCCGTGTTCTCGATCTGCGCGTCGAGTTTCTTGAGGTTTTCCAACACCTCGGGGCTAGGGTCTTTGATCTTGACCACACCCTCGGGCAGCTGTTGCACCTCCTTGGCGACCTCAGCGACGTTGGCCTTCACCTCGGGCAGCTGCGCACCACCCAGCAAGCTGGCCAGATCGCTGGGGGCCTCTACTGGCGGCGTGGTCGGTGTCTGGGTGCCCGGCAGCGGGTTGACGATCTGTACCGGCAGCGGGCGATCTGGGGCCGTAGGTGCCGCCGCGGCGGGCACTGGCGGGCCCTGGACCGGAGCAGGCGGCAAGGTCAGCCCGGGGATCGGTACACCGTTCTGCAACACGGTCCCGTTCGGGCCCAGCGTGAGGCCCGGGAGGGAACCGGCAGCGATCTTGGCCGTCATGTCCTGGCCCACGCTGGGCCGCAACGTGCCGTCGGGGTTGTAGAACGACGGCATGAGCACGCCGTTACGGCCGGTGATTTCGTTCGCGGTCTCGACCCGTTGCGAGCCGCCGCTGTCGCGCCACCGCTGCCAGTCTTTCTCGTCATTGTCGGACTCGAACTGGTCGGGGTTCATCTTGATCAGGACCGCCGTCAACCCGGTGATCGCACCGATGAGTGCGCCGACCGGGCCGCCCATCGATGCGCCCGCCACTGTCGCGCCGCCGACGGTGGTCAGCGCGTTACCGAGGTTTACGCCGTTTTCGCCCATGTCGTTGAAGCCCAGGAATGCGAGCCCCGCCGGCAACGCGATTCGGCTCAACGCCTTGGAGATACCACCCGCAGCTTTGTCCGCACGCGCTGGTAAGGCATCAATCCCGTTGCCGAGACCGGTGATCGACGTCAGCAGCGATGAAACACCGCTGATGGTCTTCCAGGCCAGGAATGCGGTCACGACACCGGAGATCCCACCCGGCAGCGACGCGAGTGCGCCGGTGATCGACTGCAGCGCAGGAAGCAGAACAGCAGACCAATCCTTCATGCCCTGGTAAACGTTGCCTGCGATAGAACCTAGGTTCTGGAGGATCGGCAGCCATTGCGCCAGTTGCTCGCGGCCTTCACGAAAGAACGCGGTTAGCTTCGCTTGGCCCTCATCCGACGACAGGAAATTGGACAGTGCCGTCGAGCCATTCTCCAACGCCTCCAGCAGTCCACCGTCGCCGCCGGCTGCCTTCGTGATGGACGTGATGATCTTTCCGACGTTGATCAGTGTGTTACCGAAGCTCGTTGCGGCGTCGATACCCTCATTGATCCACTTGTCGAGGTTGCCGTTGGCGGCAGACTTCGTGATCCAGTTGTCGAACCGAGTTGTCACCGCGGTGAGCCCGTCAGCCAGCCGCGGGAGGAAATCACTCGACTCAGATGTCAGGGTTCCCAGTCCATGCACCAGCGGATCGATCACAGCATTCGCCCGGGTCTGCGCCTCAGCCGTGTTGCCGAAAATCTTGTCCAAGAACGATTGCGTCGAGTCCAAACCGCCGACGCGGCCGAGCTCCTTGAACGTCTTGTTCCACGCCGACCCAACCTGGGCGGTACCGCGCGTCAGGGTGGGCATAGTCTTGTTGGCCAACTGATCGATCTCAGCGTCGATACCGGCGAACATCTTGCCGGCGGTCTGCTTCCGCAGATCCTTGAGCGGGCCCTGAGTGAACTTGCTGACTGACTTGGCAACCGCGACGGCAGCCGGGTCCATGTCCTTCAATGCCTCAGCGACCTTCTCCAGGTCCTTCGGATCACCCGATGCCGCAGCCTCGTTGAGCGCTTTGACCGCGTCCGCCATGCCGTGGAACCCCAACGCGGCAGTACCCACCGCGGTGACACCGCCGGCGATCACACCAGGCAGGGCACCACCAACCTGCACGAGTTGCTGCAGCGCACCCGTGAGGTTGGTGACTGCCGTCGCGGCAGCCGGGAACGATCCAACACCGAGCGCGATCGCGTTCAAACCGAGTGGGCTGCCGAGGAAACCTCCGCGTCCGCCATGCCATTTGACGTTTCCGGAGCGACCCCCGCCACCGCCACCTGAACCGCCTCCACCGCCACCAGGCCCGCCAGGTGTGGGTGTAGACGCCGCCGCGGTCCGCGCGGCACCCAACCGGGCCCACGCGGCTGCCTGCTGGTCGATCTCGCGAGTCACCGCACGCAGCGACGAAACCTGCACCCTCGACCCGGCCACCGCGGTAGCAGCGGCCTTGGTGTGGGCGTCACCAATATCGCTGACCGACTCGGCAATCCGGCGGTTGACCGCCGTCAGAACAGCACTGGACTTTTCGGCCGCCCGGGCAGATTGGCTGTATTCGTCGCCGATGTCCTCCACCGACTCCGCGACCATCTTGTTCGCCGCGGCCTGCTTCGCACCCGACTTCTCCGCTGTCCGCGCGGTCTGATCGAGTTTGCGCTGCAACGCGTCCAGATCACGGTTGATCTTCGCGAGAGTCGGCCCCAACGCTTCGCCGATCTCCCGCAAAACGTCAGCCGGAAGCCCGGACCCGTCGATCGACAGGTCAAGCTTGATCGAGCCGACGGGCGTGGTCACGCGGTCAAGCTAGCGATACGGGGTGCGGCTACTTGCCCTTGTTGGGCTTGCCGTTTGCGACCTCAGCGAGTGCCTCGGCCTCCTTCTTGGCGCGCTCGCCGCCGACCTCAGCGATCGCCGAGATTAGCTCGCCCCAGGCTCCCGTGGTGAACTCCTCGTCGTCCGGATCGACCATGCGGTACATGACCCGCTCGTAGGTCTCCGACGACAGATGCTTGGCGACGAACAGGTTGACCAGGCGGTCCTGGAATTCGAGGCTGTTGTGCCGGGCCGCGCCGAGCGCCTGCAGTGCAGCGCCTTTCGGGACGCGGATGGCGAGCTTGTCGCCCTTGAATTCGAGCCAGTCGTGCGACCACTCGGACTCGTGGGTCCACTTCTCCTCGGCGGCCGGGTCGACAACATCGGTCGTGGTGGGCACCGCGACCTCGGCAGTCGGTTCCTGCTCGATCACCTCCGGCTCAGCGGGGGGCGCAGGGGTTTCGGGTGCAACAGTCGGCGCAACAACGGGCGCAACATCCGGTGTGACAGTGGAGCCATCCGAGGCGAAAGTCGTCATGCCGCGCATGATTCTTCGGGCGGGTGCAGACGACCTGCTAGCAGGGCTAGCACAGCTAGCAATGGAACATGTATTTCCGCATGCGGAAATACATGTAGAAATGCTCGGCGAGTTTTCAGGGATGCGAGTGCCCCGCGCACTTATCAGTGAGCAGATACATCGATACGGCGCTATAACTCCGTAACTCAGTACTTCAGTAGATCAGTGCTCCCGCGCGGCGATTCGCTCCGCCGCGTTCCGCAGGAACGGACGCGCCCGAGTTCCCGGGTGCCGCACCAGCTTCGCGAACACTGTGCGACCGCCGATCTGGAAACGCAACGCCTGGGCCCGCTTCGGCCGAATCAGGTGCGGCCTGGTGCCCTCGTGGACGTACAACGCATAGTCGGCCTTCGCGTGCACCGAGCCAGCGACTGTGCGCGGCCCAGTGAAGTGGATGTGGCCCTCACCGATTGTGCGGCCCAGGTTGCCCGTACGCACCGGTACATCCTGGCGGGCCTGGTTGGCGGTCCGGCGCTGCAGTGACGACATCCGCCGCCGCAGGAACGTACGTGACTGGTCGTTGAGCTCGCGTTCGTTGAGCTCAACGTGGGCACTAACTCTCGCCACTGGCCTGGTGCTCAGCCCAGATTCCGCGGAGCTCGTCGCGACCATCGTCGTCGCTGAACTCGATGCCCTCCTGGTCTAGGAACCGGGCCCACCGTTCGCGGCTCGCGTTGCCGGCCGGGACGCCCTCCGCATCGGGACCGTCGCCCTCGGCCTGCAGATCGGCTTCCCGTTCGGAATCGGTGCGCTCGTCGACGGGCTCGCCGTAAGCGACAGCGTCCGGGTTGTCGAGGCTGCCAGCCACCACGGTCACACCGCCGCTCGCCACCAACTGGCGGATCGTGGGCGTCACCTCAACGGTGGCGCGTTGGCCACGGCCCAGCAGGTCGGTCGGCATGTACTGGCTGCCTTCGATCGTCACGCGATGTCCCACAACGAACTCCCTTGTCAGAACGACACGTAGGCCATGCCGGTCCACGCGATCAGCCCACCCTCTGGGCCCAGTGGCGCGATGGTATCGGTGGCGACTGCATGGTTCGTCTTGCTCAACGCGGCGGCCGCCATGCACAACGCCATCTCGACGCGCCACGAATCGTCCAGGCTGATCTCTGCCTCACGCTCCAGCACCGACCACTTCGGCTTGGCCGACATGTCCGAGCAGCGGGCCACGCCGACCTCCACTGCCACACCGCGCACCACATCCGCAGCCTTGCAATCCTTGTCGCCGACGTACACCGCGGGGAACTCCTGCTGCCGAGAGCGGAACCGGCGATCGACCCGCACCCACAGGAACGGGGACTTGCAGCTGATGTTCAGCCCAGTCTCCGGATCCCACACCGCCGTCGGCAGAGCACCATCCGACGCGAAGAACCGCACGTCCGTCGCCCCACCCCCGAGCGGCGGCTGCACCTTGTCATCCGGGTTGAAAGCCGCCTTCATCGCAGTGATGAACACGTTGACAATGTCCGACGCCGGATCGTGCGGAATCACAGCACCTCCGGCCCCTGCGCGAGATGATTCGGGTTGACCGCGGCCAGCCACAGATCCACCTCGGCCAGGCCGGTCTTACCGGCGGCGAGGATCTTCGAAGGGTCGAACTGATGAGAGACGCCGCGCCTGGTCGTGGCGACCAGGGTCCGCGGCAAACGGCACTCATCCTCGTCATCGCACGCAGCGGCGAACTCGCGGGCGAGCTGCCCGGTCAGCTTGTCCACGCCGGCCGGGACGGGGATGCCGATCGTGTAGGTCACTGACCAGGTGCCGGACTCGCCGAGCGGCCGTCCGAGGTCCTGCCGGGGCCACTGGCCACCCTTGCGGTACAGAGCGTTTCCCTCAAGCTGGTAGTCGGCCGCGTCGAGCTGCACGCCGTCGACCGTGACCGAGGTGATCGCGTCGACGGGGCCTGGCAGGTGCACCACCCGAGGCCCTGTCACCGAGCAGGACCCGATGCAGCCACACGGCCAGTTTGTCCAATGACCGGAGTCGAGCATCAAGACGAACGGGCCGTATCCGAATCCCTGCGCATACGTTGGGCAGGGCCGCGCCGTCGCCTCACACACACCGAACTGACGACCCGACAGCGACCACAACACCTGGATCGCGATGTTCTCCGCGCTATTACGCTGCGCCACCGCCGCGTCATACGCCGCCTGCTCCGCCGTGGTCGGATCATCACCCAGCACAGGCAGATCCGGCAGACACTCACGCGCGATGGGCCATTCGCAAGCTGTCATGCCGCGACGGTATCGGTGGGCGGTGCGCCGCCGTGGCCATAGCTGCACCGCTGCATGGTGCTTCGATACCTTGCCCCGCCATGAGCGAAGTGTGGGTTCCCATCCCGAATCTGAATGGCTACGAAGCATCTAACCTGGGGCGTATCCGCAGCGTCGACCGGGTTCTCATCAATAGCGCTGGTGTCCAGAGAAATTGGCGAGGCCGTATCCGGGCTCTCACCACACGCGATGGCGGATACCAGACCGTCTGGATTCAGGGCATAGTCCATGATGTCCACCGCCTTGTCGCCAGCGCATTCCATGGTCCTCGCCCACCAGGGCTCGTAACTCGCCACCTAAACGGCAACCCGGCCGACAATCGCCCCGAGAATCTCGCCTACGGAACCATCTCTGAGAATGTCAGAGACGAGGTCCGGCACGGCACGCACGCCAAGTCGGCCAAGACGGCCTGCCCTCAACAACATCCGTACGTCGATGGCAGCTTTCGGATAGACAACGGCAGCAGGCGGTGCCTGATCTGCAAACGGGACTACATGAGGCGGCGCAGATTGCAGCAAGCTGGGCGGTGAAAATGACGAAACGCCCGGGGGCCTCACCAACACCCCGGGCGTTCCGTTTGCCTGCTACTAGGCCGGCGTCACGGTAACCGTTCCGCCAGTCAGACCGCCACCGTCTGCGCTGAGCGCAGGCAGCGACGGGTCGAGCGTGACCGTGTAGTTGCCGGCGGTGCCAGCGACCTGCACCTGGCCAACCTCGACGTTGGGCAGAGCCTCGATCGCCGACTGCACCGCGGCTGGCAGCGCCGTGTGGGTGATGTTGGCGGTGTCCTCGGCGCCCACCGCGGCGGTCCAGTTGCCGGTGCCGGTGACGGCCACGGTGTAGACCTTGCCGTTGCAGATCGGCTGAGCCGGAGCAACATCCGCCGCCGTCGCACCGAAGTAGCTGTTGCCCGGGCCGGTGAAGATCGACTGGATCGCCAGCTCGCATGCACCGTTTGTCGGTGCGGGCGGCGGGATCGGGGTGGAGAACAACGCCAGGTGGTTCTCCTCAACCGGGTCGTACAGCGGGACCAGCAGACGCCCAGCCGTGCCGGAGCTGTCGATGGCGGCCGGGTTGTACGGGCCACGGCCCCAACGCTTCGGCGCGAAGCTGCGACCGGTCAGGGTGAAGTTCGACGGGTTCGCCTCGACGGCCAGTGCGCTGGAAACGAATTCCTTACCACCGATCACCAGGTAGCCGTACTGCTTGCCGCCGACGCTGCTGGAGAAGATCGAGTCATCCTCGGGGATATCGCAGCCGTCGTCGTCGGACTGCCCGGCCCACAGTTCAAACATCACGCCGGTCTCGGTCTCGACCGACTTACGGTCCTTGACGCCGACCGGCTTGCCTTCGTAGTCGGTGACTCGGGCCCACGCGGCGATCAGAGCGAACAGATCGGGGTCGACGCCGCACAGCTGCGCCTCGATGTTCCACCACTTGCGCTCAGCGGGGGTGTTCGCAGAGACGCAGACCTTACCGGCGGCGTTGGTCGTCTCCAGGTCCTCGCGGGCTTTCATCTCGGGATCCACCTGGAATCGAATGAATCCGTCGGTAACGATGCGGTTTGCGGCGCCTTGGAGCGGCTTGCCGCACGAGTCCGTCTTGGTCACGCGGAGCGCGTGGCCTTTGACCACTGCAAAAGACATGTGCTGGCAGTCCTCCTGCTCAGGGCGCCCTGCGCGCCGTTCGGTTCAGTTCTCCCGAGGCAGTTCGGACAGTAAGAGGACACGGTGCAGCGGCGAATTGGTCAGCAGTCAGGGCGGTTGCAGCGGCGCTGGTCGCCCGCGATGCGTTCCTGACGCTCGGTCCGCATCTCTTCTCGTAGACCACCGATGTCGCGCTCCACGCGCTTGAAGCCGTCCCGCAGCATGTCGCGGATTTCGTCGAGGTCCTCGCGCATGTTGGTGTCGTGATCGTTGACCGTGTTCTCGTGGATCTCATCGGTTTTGGCGTCGATCTTGCGGGCACGTTCTCGGCCCTTGCGCTGGCCTCGGATCGTCACGATCAACGCTGCGACGGCGGGCAGTGACATCGGTAGGCCAACGATGAGCATCCCCAATAAGTCGATACCGTCAGAGGGGTCGAACATTTCGCTCGCGGACTGGACAGCTTCACCGATGAGCCCGAGCAGGCTCACAGCGTCCCAGCCTTACGTTGCCGAGACAGCTTGCCCGGGAGGGTGGCAGCCGAGTCAGGGTCACCAACGCGGGTCGCCAGGATCGCCTTCAACAGAGCAACCACGGCAGCTGACGCAGTGATGCCCGCCGCCGCCCGATAGTCAACGTCGAAGATCGAGGCACCCGCGAAAACCGGCAACGCCACCTCGGCCGTAGTCCACGCAACCCGCTCGGCCGCGTCGTGCCAGAACTTTCTGGTAAACAAGTCGCCCGTCACTGCTCGGCCGCCTTCGCTGCGATGGCGTCGAGCACGGCGTCCTTGTTGGACAGCTCGGTGGGATCGATGCCCTTCGACCGGGCGTAGGCGTCGAGCTCCGGCCGCTTCCACTGGTCGCTCGGCTCACCATCCGGCCATGACTTCGGCAGCACGTCCTCACCCGAGCTGCCAAGAACCGGCAGCGACCCATCCGGCAGTGGCCCACCCTCAACGAACACCGGGTCAGGAACGGGCTCGCCATCAGGAATCTCGATCGTGCCAACGATGGCGTCCTGGACGTCGGCCTCGTCGAGCAGGCCAGCCAGGCGGGCGTTTCCCTCGGGCACGATGTACGCCAGCCGTGGGAGGGTGACCTTCTCGATCAGCTCCGGCGGCGTACCCACCGCAAGCAGCTTCGCGAGACTCGGCCCGCGCAGCGACCGGTCCACGAATTCGATAGTGGCGAAACCATCCTCGACCGCCACGTCCACACCAGCAGGCATGATTCAGCTCCTCTACGGGGTGATGTCCACGGCGCCGATCAGCGCCTCGTAACCGACGACCAGAGACCGCTCGGTGATCGCCTTGAACTCGTTGACCGTCAGGCTCGGCGCGTCCCGGGTCTCCGCCTGGCCACGCCAGCCGTACGTCGGGCTGGTGGCCACGAGCTTGTCGCCCAGGCCGTCGACGTAGCCGCCGCCAAACACCCAGGTGTGGCCCAGCGGGGACACCAGCCGGCCGCTGCCGTTGTAGCGGATCAGGTTCGCGTCCGCAGCCGGCGCGGCCAGCTCGGCGGAGGCATGGATCAGGCATATGGTGTTGGTCTTGGCCAGCAGCCCTTCGAGTTTCGCGACTCCGGCCACGATGCCCGTCGCAGTGGCCGGGGTGCCGGCGTCGGCCAGCATCCGTGCCGCCAACGTCTTCTCGACCTGGTTGGGTTCCTGCAACCGATGCACCTGCTGGGCACGCACACGAACCTCTTCGCGGCTCCGCTTCAGCAGGTCGCACTCGTCGACCGCGTATGTGGTGAGAGCCAGAAACGTGTCCGGAAAGTTCGGTCGCACACCTTGTTTGGCGTCGGTCTCGGGGTCGAGCCCGCTCTCTGGAGTACACCACGGGTGCTCCCACACGCCGAACTGGGTGTCACCGCCGTAGTTGAACACCCGGACGTCGACGCCGGACGGCAGCCACCGCAGCGGCCCGTCCTCATCGGTCCACTGAGTCGCACCAAACAATCCGTTCGGTGCGGGGTTGACCAGCGGTGCGTCGAACACCACCGGGGACAGTGCTGCGGTCATTGCGTGCGGTCCTCTCTATCGGGAAGGCGGGCGGCATGAACCTTTGCCTCGGACCTCCATGCCGCCCGCCTCGTCCAATGCGATCCGTCAGCCGCCGCTACGGAGTCACGGGCGGGGTGTTGCACGCCACGGTCTGGCGAGCCCCGACAGCACCCGACACGCACAGCGGCAGCCGCACGATGATCGACTGATCGCAACGCTTGCCCACCTGGAACGAATCCTCAGTGAACACGTGGGTGTACTGGTTGAGCACCAACTGCTGCAGCGGGTACTGGACACCGAGAGTGATGATGTTGTTCAGCGTCCGGAACCAGGTGCCGGCCGGGAACAGCAGCACATCGACGGTGGCCGGGTACTGCACGGTGGCCATGTTGCCCGGCTGGCCGGCGCCGCGGGTCTGCCAATCCACCACGTACTGCAGGTAGATGTCGCGGACCGCCAGCCAGCTGTCGATCTCAGCGTTCGACACCGCCAGGGTGTCCTTACCTTCGCGGAGCGCCAGGTCGGCGCGCAGCACCTCGCGGAACCACACGGGCGCAACACCTTCGACCGTGGCGTCACCCTTCAGGCCCTTGTTGTAGCGCAAGTTCGCGGCCTGCAGAGCCAGGCCGTTCAGTGCACCGCTGGTGGCGCCCAGCACCGAGGTCGGCGGGACCACGACCGGGGCACCGGAACCGGCGACCATCTTGGCGATCGACTTCTGCGAGACGCGGTGCTGGTGAGCGACCTGGATCTGCTCCAGCGCGTTCTCGATCGCCTCGGGCCACGCCTGCCGCTGCAGGATGCCGGCCTTGGCGGCCCAGCCGATAGCTTCCAGCCGCCACTCGAGGAACTCGTCCGGGCAGGGCAGCTCGATGATCGGCTTGACCGCGGTCGGGTTACCGCTGCCGTCAACGGCTTCCAGTTCGGTCTCGGTGAAGTGCCACACGTCGTCCAACAGCGCGGACATGTCCGGGTTCACCGGGACACGAACACCACCGCGGGAGAAGTCGAACGGGAAGTCCGGCAGCGACAGCAGATCCGAGGCCGGGGGGACGGCGCAGAACGTGTAGATCTGCTGCGACGGGGCGCACCAGCCACCAGCGGCGACGAGGGCCTTGGCGGAAACCTTGCCGTGGCCGGGAATCTCGCTACCCATCTTCTGGATCGCCTCGTACATCTCGTGCTCGTTCGACGGCACCGGCATATCGGGCTGCGGCCGGCTCAGCTTCGCGATCGCCTGGGTGGCGAAATTGCCGTCCGGGCTGGTGCCCGTCCGCTGACGACCGGAGACCGAGCCCTGGCCGACGGACGCGATGGCCTTGGCCATCTCGGCGAAACCGACCTTGTCCTGGCCGAACTCGGCGAACCCGGGTGCCGACGGCACGAAGGTCCAACCCTTCGGCTTCTCGCCCTGAGTGGCGGCGTCGCTGGGCAGGTCGTTCTTGCCCTTGGTTGCGCCGGCGAACGTCACCGGCTTGCTGGCGCTGGCAGTCACGGCCTCGGGTTGCTCGGCAGCCTCGGCGGCGACCTGCTCGGCTTCGGCCACGACCTCAGCTGCGGCGTCGGCCTCTGCGCCACCCTCACCGTCGCCATCAGAGTCGGTCGCGTCGGAGGCATCGGCCTCGGGTGCAGCCTCGGCCCGCTCGGGCTTCTTGGCCGTGCGGTCGATCAGGCCGTTGAGCTTGTCGGCGGCCGACTGGTCCGCGGCCTCAACGGTGTCACGTTCCGCGGTGACCTTGTCGAGCGAGTCGGCGACGTACTCGAACCGCGCGACTTCGTCAGCGGTGAACTCATCACCAGCAGCGTGGCGGGCCTGGAAAACGTTGATTTCAGCGGTGATCGCGGCGGACAGCTCGTCCAGCTCGGCGACGGTCTGGGGAAGCTGATCGGGCAGCTTGTCGAACTTCACTTCGTGCTCCTCGTTTCCTGAGTGAAACTCTCGGTCTGTCGATCGCTCCCCGGCACATAGCGCATGACAGGAACTCTCTGGCCGCAGAACGTAGGACGGCACGGTGCATGAACGATCAGCGAATCCAGCTGCACCCCATCGCGTTAGCGTCCCGCAGCGTGCAGATCGAACAGTCCGTCATCGACCGGTTCTTCGCGAAAACCACCCTCGAACATGACGAATGGTTCGCAGGAACCAAATGCCTACTGTGGACAGCCAGCGCCAAAGCCGGTCGCGGCCGATTCTGGGACGGCGACCGCCGATGGTGGGTCGCACCACAGTTCACCTACGTGCTGGAGCACGGCGAACTCCCCGCCGGGATGGTCGTCTGGCAGAACTGCGGGAATCGACTGTGTGTCAACCACCAACACCTCGAGGCCGTCACCAGGGCGGAATCCACCCGCCGCGCCCACGCGGGGTACGTCTCACCACCGGCGTTCCGATGCTGCGGCCGACCTAAGACGGCGGAGAACTCCTACGTCTATGGCGGTGTCCGCCGCTGCAAGGCATGTCTCAAGGAGATGCAGAAGCGGTACCGGGCGAAACCGCAAGTGAGGGAAAGAGAAATAGCGCGCCAACGCTCGCGGCGCGCCGCACTCAAAGCGAAACTCTGACATCAACTTTCAGGGGTCGACAGGTTCCGTGCACTTATACCTTGGTGTCTGCGCCAACCCCGATATAACCAGCTATGCGCCGTTGGTGAGTTGGAGGATCGTCCCACCTCCGTTACGGCGCTGTTCCGCCACCGCCTCAATCTTCGTCAGGAACACCGTCACCGTCTTGTCCGGCGCGGTGTACTGGTAGCCCCGCACAGTCGCCCCAGTCGAGGTGCGAGCACCCGCCCTACCGCCGCCACGACATGCACAACCCATGAAGAGGACGGTATGGCCTGTCAGTGCACCAGAGTGGATTCAGGACGCCGAGGCTCGTTCAGCAGCAACCGCTTTCCGGATCACATCACAGACCCGCATCGCTTCCTGCTCAGACACCGGATTCACTTCGCCGTTCAGCATTGTGGCCCCGAAACTGTTGTACGGCGCCCAATCGAGAGTGTCGTAGCGGAATACCTCGACATCGTGGGACAGCAACGGATCAGGATCATTTGCAGGGAGCCGGTAAACGTAGTAGTCGCCATCTGCCCAGTAGCTGTACTTCATCTCTGCTACCTCCTGCTCTCCCACGGGGAGTGTTGTAGACCGATAGTAGCAGGTCAGAAGCTCACCTAGTTGCTGCTGGGGAGGTCATTCGGCATGGTAATAGTCGTCCGGTTGTAGTAACGCTGCGCCGCGTTGAGCTCGTCCTTCGCTTCCTGTGGGGTATCAGCCCGACGCGCAAGGTTGTACAGGTCGTGGTTCCTCTCCGTAGCGTGCAACGACTCGGCAGTGTGGAACTGCACCTCGAACTCCACCCCGTCCGGGCCTTTGAAACCGAATACCTCGTTTCGACCCATGTAGTTCCGGTTCGGACCCCAGCCTTGGGTGTCCGCTCTCGTCTGCTCATACCCGGCTGCTTTGAGTGCATCACCGATTCGTGTTCCCGCAGCCCAGTACCCGTCGGTGGGTAGGACCGCGGTGTACCTGAGCGAGTCACGGATACGCGCTGCCGCCACTTCGGCGCTACTACCTTTCTCCATAACTTCGTCGGCGATCTTGCGTTCCATCGACTCGGCGCCCTTCAACTGGGTACCTGTCCGTGCCAGCGTTCCACCGTTCGCGGTTACGGCCGCCGTCACAGCCTTTGAGACCGCCGGCGCCGCACGCTTGGCCTGCGCGACCTTCCTACCCGCGGCCGCCTTCACCAACGGCACCTGCTCCTTGGGCAGGTCAGAGCGAATCTTGTTGTCGTCCGTCGCCGGCGGCAGCTTGTACTTACGGCGGATGTAGTTGACGAACTTGGTGGCGTTCGGTTCGTCATATCCAACCTTGCGCTTCCACCCACTGGGGGGACGTCGCAGCAAGCCAGTTGTTGACTCCCCCACCGATGGGCGTGTGCCGTCCTTGCGCCACCACAGGTGTGGCTGCCGGACCTTCCCGAACGCGCCTATGTCGGCGCGCCAGGAGAGTCCCGCGGCGCTCAGGCTTTTGGGAGTGCCTCGATCAGTTGGCCGATCCGCTCGGTGGGTGTGACCGGTCGGGGCGGCTCCCCGACCGCGGCGAATGCCCGTGCGAGGACCGCGTCACGGCGCCGTGCCAGCTCGGCGGCCTGAGCCGACTCCGCCAACGCCTCGGTCACAATCGCTTTGAAGTCAGCCAGCGTCGGCACGCCGGGGCCAGGCGCCGACCGGGCCGACGGTCCGAGGCTGGCGACCAACGCTACTTCGCGACCGTCAGGCCCGGTCACCGCGCTGTAGATCGGGAACCCGGGGCTGTTCACCGCGTGGGCGCCGATCATGTCCAGACCCGCGCCCGGGCAGTCACGCCAATCACCTGACAGCTGGGCCGTCATGCCCATCTGGAAAATCTCCGGATCCACGCCAGGCGCCGGCACCCCAGAAAACCAGATACCGAACTCGTCCTCACCGACACGCACCAGCCCGAACGCGGTGCACACGTTGTCGTAGTGAGCGCGCGCAGTCGCGACCGTGACACCGGGTGCAGTCGAGGCATGGCCGCCCTGCACGGTGAGTCGCCCAACGGAGAGCTGCTTACCGTTGTCGAGCATTACCTGACTCGTATGGAAATTCAGGTAGCCGTTGTGATTACGCGGGGTCGGCTCAGTGCCGCCGCGGATGGTGTGTCCCCACTCGGCCAAATGCCCGTAGATGCGGCCGGTCTCAGGGTTCATCGTCGGCGCGGTGGCCCGCGTCAGCCGCGGGTTCTCGAACAGCGCCGGATCGTAGGTCTTCACGTACTCCTGGAAGTTCTCCGCGGCTGCCGCCACCAGCGACCGGTCCCGCGCTTCCCGCTCCGCGTTCAAGCTGATGTGAGTTTCACCGAACGCCGGAATCGCGACGATGGTCGTGGCCATCACTTTCGCCTTCGTGATGGTGCGGAAGATCGGCCGCGACGGGTCGAAGTTGTCGTCGGTGACCACGGTGCCGTCGTCGTAGGTTTCGAACATCTCGAACTCGCCACCGAGGTCGACCGACGGGTTCGCCACACCGTGCGACATCAGCTCGAAGGCCTTCGTCGCGTGCTCGTTGTTCAGCAGATACCCCGACGCCCGAACCTCGCCGTCCTGGTAGGACAGGGATTCGATGACGCCGATGGTCACCGAATCATCATGGCCGCCGCGGGATTTCTCGCACCACTGCAACGGCAGCGGGGTGTCCCGGAACGTCAGGTCGATGTCGGCCGCGAGCATCCGCCGATCATCGGTCGGGGTACCGACGACCGCGAACAGCGCATCGGTGAACGTCAAATAGGTCTCAGCGTCGCCCTCGGCCATCTCGTACTCCTGTTCACTTGGTGCGGTCCAGCCGCCGGACGCCACGCGCCCAATCCCGTCCTCGTCGTCACGCGCACGGACGTTGCCGGCGTCGCGTCGCCGCTCAATTTCCTCCGCCTGGGTGCGCCCGTTCCGATTGATCGCGACGCTGTCACGCCCGTCGAGGCGTTCGGTGTGCCGGTCAACCTCGTCCGGGATCTCCTCATCAGCACCGAGGATCCCCACGCGGCAACGGCAGTTCTTCCGCTCGGCCGCCGACGCCGTCGGATCAGCTGGGAACCGCAGCTGCTCCCCACCAACGGTGAAAGTCCCTGCCAGCGGTGCGCGTTGACCGTCGGCCGCCCAGTGGGACGGGCGGGTCTTCCCGTCCAAGGTGGAGATCCACACCTTGTGCAGTTCATCGGCGTCCTCAGATTGCATCGCCGCTGCGATCACCGCATGGTTGAGCACCTCAGCCGCCTGGTAGCCACCATCCCGCGCCACTGCCTGCATCTCCGGCGAATCGACCTCGAGCACCTCAGCAGCCTTCGCTGCCAACACTTCCGGTCGCGTCTCCGGAACAACGTCGATCGTGATGCGCGGTTCCGAGACAGGTGACGGGGGGTTGTCTGAGGGGGCCGGTACGGTCGTCGACGACTCCGGGGCAAGCTCTATGCGCTGCACTTCCATCGTCAAATTTGACAGCGCCGCATCCAGTTTCGCCCGCACAGCCGCAGGCGTACCTGCGATGTCGTTACGAAGTGACTCCAAATACTCGTCCCGCGAAACCCGCAGCACCGGTGTCGCTTCGACGTAACCGATCGCGTCCTCCACCTCGGTGCGGCGCATACCGATCAGCGCGGCCAGGACGATGCCCAGCACCACGGTGTCCACGTCAGGAGTGACGGTGTCGATGATGCCGCCGCCGAGATCGCTCACGGTCTCGTAAACCGCCGCGGCCCACAGGATCCCCATGCCGGCCAGGATCACTTCGCCGGCGTGCTGGTCCCACGCAGATTGGGCCTGAGCCAGCGCGGCCGGGTCGGGTGGCAGCGCAGCCGCAGTCAACGCCGGCAACGCGACTGCCCGCGCGTCGGGCGCCCACCGCCGCAATGCCTCCGAATACAGGCCAGACAGAGCAGATTCGGCTTCGATGGTGCGAGACAACGCCTCACCACGACCAGGCCAAAACATCAGACCACCTGCCCGTCAACTACCTGAGCGGTCAACTCGCGGCGCGCGATCCGCTTCACCGCGGCCCGGACACGCTCCGGATCCAACCCGTGAGCCGCAGCGAACTCATCGTTGAAAATGTCATCCCAGCCCTTGATAAGCGCCGCCACCTGGTCCTCGGCGACCGGCTCCATCAGGCGATGCCATTCCCGCTTCGGCACACTTCTCAGCCGGGCGTACTGGGCCCGATCGTTGGTCTTCACACGGCGATTGCTCGCCAACTGCAGAGCACGGTCGACCAGCAGATCAACCACCGCATCCTCGGTGTCAGGGTGTCGCGATGCGTGCTGTCCATCACCGCGGTCATCGTCACCCTCGGTGACCGGCTCCACCGGATCGACCTCGGAATCGTCGTCTTCGTTCTGCCCGGGCGGCAATGCTGGTGCCGGATCAGGGAAGTCGAGCGCCTGCACCGATGTGTCGAGCAGCGGCAGCAGCGTCCGGATCAGTGTCGGATCCTGACTGACGCGGTCCTGCGCCCACTGCTGCCAGCCCTCCAACGTCTCGAAGTCGTACATGTCGTCATCAGGCAGCCCGTACCGCCGGACCAACGCGGCCGAGGTGATCGCACCCTTCTCGTGCGCATCCTTGGCCTCGTCGGTCAGATCCGGGTCCGCTGTCAGCGCGGATGTGTCGTACCAGAGGGTGTACTTGTCCGGGTCAATGCCCTCGTCTTCGAGCATCCCCCGCAACACGCTGTCGTAGATCGCGTGGCAGAGCGTTTCCATCACGGGCGAGACGTGCAACTGCACATCCTCATCGGACAGCAGATACGCCGACCAGTGATTGCTGTTGCTGCCCAGTCCCAGTAGCCGCTCGGGCGTCATGTCCACACCCATGGCGAAACGCGCGATCGCGTCGTTGCGCTTCTCCAGATCGACCTTCGTGGAGTCCTTGCCGAATTCCAGGTGATGGATCTTCGACAGATGATCACCTGGCGCCGCAACGACAATCGGCACCTTCGACGCGGCGCCGCGCTGGTCCTTCATCCCCTCTTTGGACACGTTGATGATGGCCTGTTGCAGACTGGCCGCGACCTTCCGCGGCGGCTGCGGCACCGGTGTCCCAGGCTGGCCGGCCGCCGTCGGAGCCTGCGGGTCCGGCAACGACGCTTCCGACGGCACGAACAGCATGCCGTTGTTCATCAGCCGTGAGTCGTCGGCGTCGGCGATCTTGCGTGACGTCCGCACGATCTCCCGCAGCGGATCCAGCACCGCGCGCACCGGCGAATCCGGCTCGGCTGGATCCTCAGCGTCCGGATTCCACACCCGGAACATGCTGTCGCCGTTGTCCGCATCGAATACGTGCTTCGACCCGTCGGGCAGCTTGATCAGCACGCTGCTGCTGCGCGGCCCCTGCTCCATCTGCTTGCGGGTGATCGCAAACCACTTCTCCACCACACGCGCCCGCCCGCCGGTGCCCTCGGGGCGCATCAGGATCGCGATCCACAACTCGCCCGGAATGGTGAGCACCTTGGTGGTCCGCTTCACCAGCTCGGCCTGTCCAAGCCGGCCACCAGCGATCTTGCGCACGATCTCTACGAACCGCCGGTCCTCAGCGTTGTCCTCGGCGATGCCGCCGGTCGGTTCGCCGGTGACGGGGTCGATGTCGGAGGCCACCAGCCGGACTCGGGAGCACGAGTTTGCGCGCCACCGAACGTAATAGCCAAGCTCGCCGACGCAGCGGTACAGCTGCCACGCTTCGTCCTGCCAGTTGTCTCGCCGGCCCGTCATGCTCGACGATGCGCGGAAGATCTGAGCGGGGTCGTTGACGGGGGCGCTGGCAGCGGTCAGCGCGCGCGGCGCGGCGGATGCGACCAGCGCGGTGCCTTTGCGCCGCCGGACGACGCGCAATTCGGGAGCTGCCACGACGTGGACGGTAGCCAAGCTGGGTGTTTACTGACCGTTGCCGCTGTCGTTGCCCTCGACGATCTCCATGTCGTCCTCGGTCAGCGGCGCGGCCAGGCCGACGAGATACGAACACGCCAGCGCGACCCCGAACAGCGACGGCCACGGCCAGCCGATGATCAGCACCGGCACCACCGCGGTCCCCACGCTGATCCAGAACCCCACGCACCACGGGCACTTCAGAAAGTGGGCCAACTTGTTCCACCGGGCCATGCGCCGGTCGAACATCACGAATTGCGTCGGCATGTCTGCCGCGTCGGCCTCGGCCGCTGCTGCCCGCGCCGCATTGGCGCGGTGAGCGATCCACAGCCGCAACGGATCCAGGATGGTGTCGTAGTTGACGAGCCGCACCAGCCGCATGACGGCGAGCAGGTAGACGATGAGAATCAGGATGGTGACGCCGAGGCTGTGGTTCATGTCCGAGGACGGTAAGCCGCTGGGGTGAAACAGAATCCGATCGGAAACGGTAGTCAACTGTTGATTACAGAGCAGATCAGACCGCTATCAGACCCTTGCGGCGCTGTGCCTGGTACTGGCGCCGGCATTCGCGGCAATACTGCTTCCCGCCATGGGAATACACGTTGTACTTCACCCGGGGGTGGCCACATCGAAACGAGTCTACGGAGCCTGCCTGGATGGCGTCGACGAGCTGGTCGAGCTGCATCCTGAGTCGCGAGTTCTCGGCCTCGGCCTCGGCCAACGTCCGGCGGGTGACGGAGTGCTCGCACCGTTCGACACGCAAATCGTCACCGAGCTTGCGGGTTTCGTCCTGCGCGATGTACGCCATCTGCGTCATGTCTTCGGCTCGGATCGCGCGCACCAACCGCAGCGAGCATGAGAGTCGGTCGGCGATGTCCTGCGCGGTCACGCCGGCCAACGTGAGGCCGGCGACGAGCCAGGATCGGTCCGCGTCGGACAGTTCGGTCATCTTGCGGGAGGCCTTCGGCATCGACAGGACGGCCGCGACCATCTGCGCGTCCGGTTCCCACCTCTGCGGCGCCGTCAACGCGCGAAGCCTCCCAGCCACAGTGCCGCGAGCGCGGCCTGCCAGATGAGCAGCGCGGCAACATGACGCCGCGGGAACGTGCTCAGCAACTCCATGAGCGCCAAGATAGGCGGCAAAACCGGCTAGGCGTCTGGCGATCCAGTCGATACTCACGATTCGACAGCTAAACCGTTACGGTAGCTGTGAACTGGCGCACAACCTCGATAGATCGCCTAATGTCGGTCTGGCTACTGGTACCCAGACTTTGCCGTTGCCGTATACGTCGCAGTCCGGTCCGTACAGCCAGTAGCCGCCTTGCTGCTGCTCGTAGGGTCGCAGCTTGTCCCAGGTCAGCGGATGCGTGTCGTTGCTCACCGCGTTTTCCTCCGATAGCTTCGCGTTGCGTCAGCCGGGACGCCCGGCGCGGGCCCAGCACTGTCCTCGGTCCGCACGGGCCGCCAACCGGATCGACGCCGCCAACTCAGGACCCAACGCCGCCAGCATCACGTCGAGCACACCGCGGCGCGCCAGCTCATCGACCAGCGCCGACACCCGACCCGCATGTGCGGCTTTCGGATTCGCCAGCGACATACCGAGCGCGAGAGCGAGAGCAGTGTCCGGCAGACTGGCCAGCCGATCATCCGCCCGAGCCGGTGCCGTCATCGGTCATCCTCGATCAGTTCAGATTCCCAGACCGGCTTCAAGGCCGTCCGGATATCGGCCGCGATCGGTGCGAAATCATCCAACAGAGTTCACCACGGTATTCGCATCAAGGTAGTCGGCGATGTCCTTCGCGCGGTAGCGGATTCGGCGTCCATCCCGGATGAACTTCGGGCCTGCTCCACGGTAGCGTTCCTGCGACAGTGCGTTCAGGGTGATGCCGCGATAGTCGGCGACCTCTTGGGGTGTCAGCAACCTATCCAACATAGGCCAATCCTAACGGCGCCCAACGACACTCAAGCCGGGACTACAGCAGTTCTACCCGACTTGCTGACGCCACCACTCCATCGACGTCACAGTCCCACCGATGCCCGGGCCTGGCGCCACCGCGCCACCCGGCGTCTCATCCAACGGCGACGACATATCCCACTCCAGGCCCGCCGAATGCACACACTCGTCGTGACCAATCACCAACGCCGCCAGACTGTCCGGCTGGTGCTGGCCAGCCTGCCACGCGATGGCCTTGGCCTCGAAGTCCGGGAAGTGCCCCGCCAGGCGGCAGGTGCCCACCTCGAGCGCCTGCAGCAGCGCCGAGCTGCGCGCGATTGCATCCCCGACCCGCGGGCGGCCCTTCGGCGGCCAGGACGTCACCCGGATCGGATGCAGCACCGACCCCGTCGTCGTCAAGTGCCGAATCCGCGCCCGCTCCAAAGCCTCGTTGACCACCCGCGTGTACGTCTCCCGGGCCGCGAACCCCTCAACCGTGATCTGGCTGGCGCCCACGTCGATCGCCAGCCGGACAGCCTCGCGCGCCCACTCATCCGACGTCATCGGCGCCGACTTATCCGCGATCATCGCCACCACACCGCCCGACGTCATCGACGTCGCCACCAGACCACAGCTGTCGCCCTTGCCTGAATCCGACGGGTCCACCGCCACCACCGTGAACACCGGCGCCTGCGGAGCCACCGGCAACCGCCACGACTCCAACCAATCCGCCTTCACCAACCCACCCTCAGGCGTCGACGGCACACCCATGTACATCGCGTACCAAGCGCGCTCACCCGATGTCCGACGCATCGCCGCGAAATGCTGCGGCGTGTAGCCCAGCGCGGAAATCATCGTCACCCCTGGCGGCCGGCGCAGCGCATCCGCAATCCCCGGCTCACTCACCGCCGGAATGTTCGTGTGCCGCCACCGCTCCGGTTCCTGCGCCAACAACGCCCCCGCCAAATCTTCCTCATGCCACCGCGTCATCAACACCAAGCACGAACCGCCCGGATGGATACGCGTCGCCAACGTCGACCGATACTCGTTCAAGATCCGCTTCCGATGCGCGGCACTGTCAGCCTCACCCGCATCCTTGAGCACGTCGTCGATGATCATCAGATCCGCACCATGGCCTGTGATGCCCGACGAGATACCCGCGGCGAGCACCCCACCGTCGTGGCCCTGCACATTCCACCGGCCGACCGCCGTCTTATCCGCCGCGATCGAATAGCCCAGGAACTCGCCGTGCTCCCGGATGATCGCCCGCACCTTCCGAGAATGCGTCTGCGCCAAATCATCCCCATGCGACACCACAACGATCCGCAAATCCGGGTCACGCATCAACGCCCACACCGGCGTCCAGATCGCGAACAACTCCGACTTACCCGTCCGCGGCGGAGTGTTCACGACGTCGCGCTGGTCAGGTTCAGTCACCCAACGCACCGCGATGTCCGACAGCAGCCTGATCGTCGGCGTCACACGAAACTTCGGGTCGAGCAACCGCGCCAACTCGGCAGGCGACTCCGGCCGGCGCAGGGCACGCATGGCGCGGACATGCCTGAAAGCAGTGAGCATCTCAACCGTGGCCGACATGCGGCGATGGTGGCAGTACGGGGTGTCGAGAAATCCGTTCATCAAACCCCTTGAACCTTCCAACGCTAGCGCGCTAAAGTATGGGTGCCCCGCAAGGGGAAGCCGCAAGTACCGGCCCGGCCCAACAGCCGGAGAAAGGAGAGCAAATGACGGCACTCGCCGCGCTCGCACTCTGGCTCACCGCTGCACCCACCTGGACGTGGATCGCCCTGGCCATCTTCGTCATCATCGACGCCGGCCTCATCGCCCGCGCCGCACGGATCGACGCCCAGCGATGAAGCCCATCATCATCGACCAGGACACCGGCCGCGAACTCTGGCGCGCACATCAATGCGCCGAACACGCCCAAATCTCCGTGGCCACCTGGCGCAGCTACGTCAGCCAAGGCCGAGCCCTCGGCACAGTCGGAGAACTCGACGCCCGCACACCCTTGTGGGACGCCGAAGACGTTCAAGACTGGACCGCTGGAAGACCAGGCCAAGGCACCCGAACAGACCTCGAAGGAACCCCCATGACCACCATCCCCGACAACCGCATCCGAATGGCCTGCAACCGGATGAAACTCCGGCGCTACCGCACAACCGACGTCCACGAAGGCCGCTTCGGACGCCAGTTCCAGGTCACCGAAGACCCCAACGGCTTTCCCGTCGACCTCACGGTCACCGACCTCGGACCCCGCCCCGACGGCACCCCTTCCGACCTCCGCTGGGGAGCCGAAGACGGCGAAACCGACACCAATCCGCACTCCACGCCCGACGAACTAGCCGACCGCCTCGTAGAGGCGATCAAGCAGCGACAGCTCTAGGGTTCACTCAGCGGTGACCAGAAAACGGGCGGGTCTACCACCCCGTTTCCATAGAGCTGTCATACTGCGGGTGTATCGTGGCGCACCCCAACGACCTGGGTCTATGCAGAGGAGGGAACGTGCCGACACCATCACCGCGGGCAGCCGCACGCGACCTTCGCATGGAAGCATGGAACCACGGCACCAAGATGACGCTGCCGGTGGATCCATTCACGATCGCGCGCAACCTCGACATCATCGTGAAAGAAGAGCCGCTGGACTCGAACTTGGCGGGGTTCATAGTCCGTGAGAACGGCGGACAGGTCGAGATTTTCATCAACGCATACGACGCCCCTGTCCGGCAGCGATTCACCCTGGCGCACGAGCTCGGACACTTCGTCAAGAACCGACACGATGACAACATTGGCTACGTCGATGAACGTTCCGAACTGGCCTCGTCAGGGACCAACACGAACGAGATCTGGTGCAACCAATTCGCCGCTGAGTTGTTGATGCCCGCTGCCATCGTGAAGAAATATTGGGCGGAGGGCAGGACCGTCGATAAGTTGCGCGAGACGTTCAACGTCTCCGGCGCCGCCTTAGAGCACAGGCTCAAGAATCTTGGCCTCCGCTGAGGTCGAGTCGGACTCGGGTTCTAATGCCGACGAGTCCGACTCGATATCCCGCTCAATGGAATACGTCGCGAAACGACTTACCGCCGCTCGTAGGTTGGAGCTGGAGAAAGACCCCTCAGCGGCAATAGGCGAGACTACTGCCGCTGTCGTGGGCAACGGAGCACCATCAACTACTGAGAAGGACGAAGACAGCGAAAGCGCGTTGCTCGCTGTCGAGCTCCGACTCCGTAACGCCCACGTGGCCAACGAAGAACAAGACTTGAATCTGCGCCGCATGGTGGCGAAATGGTCCATCGGCTTTGTCTGCGCCCAGCTCGTCTTCTCGAACCTCTTCGTCGGGTGGTACCTGTTCTTCAACCGAGTCACCCCTGACGCCAAGATCATGACGGTGTGGCTGGCAAGCTCGGTCGTCGAAGTGATCGGTATCGTCGTAGTGATCGCCACCAGCCTGTTCCCCGGGCGGAAGAGGAAGCGCAAGGTCCGAAGCTTCGGCGGAGCGAACGGCAAGTAGGCCAGCCCACCTTCAGAGTTGACGGACCGCGGCTGGCCCCTGCGGATCGCACGCCACGCCCTGCTCCGGGAACGCAACCTCGGCGCCGCAGGGGCACGCCCACGTCCGATGCCCACCGTGCACACCGCACGGCCGATATCCCACGATCATCCGACCCGGGACGAACCGGTGGCCGGCCGGGCAATGCGTCGGCACCAGGCGCATCCAACCGCCCGACGTCGACCGCACCAGATCACCAACCCTGGCCATCAGGAACTTTCTGACCGCCAACCCACAGCCACGATCGACGTCAACGGACCCGACAACATCGCACCGTCCGTCTGCTTGAACTGAAAACCCTCGCGTTCAACGAGCCGCTTCTGGCCCTGAAGGAAATTCAGGCCGCCAAGCACCAACGACCCAGGCACTACTGAGTGCCAACCGTCAGCAAGCAGCACCGACTCCACCTTCTCGGTATCGACGTAGAAATTAGCCATCCTCGACTCCCCCTCACATCCACTGCAATGACCACACGCTAGCCCCAGCGGAACGGCTTTGCCTCGCAGCAAACCTCGGGAACCGGCCAGCCACCGCCAACGTCCAACCATCATGCGAACCATCCAGATGATCGACGCCGAACTCCGCGTCCTGGCCGCCTACCGCAACGCCTGCGCCCAGGCCGGCGACCCCGTCAGAACCACCACCGCGGTCGACCAGCTCATCGACGAACGACACCTTGCGGATCAGTGCCGCCCGACGCCCCGCGCGATCGCTTCCACCGCCTTCACCCACCGCCGCTGCATGCCCGCATCGTCCCTATTCGCCGGATAACTCCCCGACTGGTCACGCAGCGCGCCCATCGTGAGCTCGTACGCGTCAGAGTATGTGCGGCCATGAGCGTCGACGTAGGAGATCGTGACGGTGAAGTCGTCGGGGACAGGCTCGTCATCCTTGGCGCCCTGGTAGTAGTTGTCCATCACCATGCCAGGTGGGAACGTCGGAATCACACGGCTGTACCGGCGTTGAAGGAACGGAGTGAGCACCCCCACTCGCTCCTCAGCGTCGCCATCAGCAGGATCAGGAAGCGGCGGGTTGAAATCGACCTTCACGTTGCGAGCCACTGACTGGCCAACGTTGCGAATCAGTAGCTCGGAATTTTGCGTCAAGACTGCGTGCTTGAGCTCGGCGATCATCACCGGACGAGTCCTATCGACACTGTCCTGCTTGAGCGACACCAAGGTGAATATCGCGACAACCGCAGCGGACACCGTGGCGATAGAACCGAACGCGGTCCAGGTCGTTGCAGGAGACGCCCAGTTCTTAGTGGCGAGCACCCCCACGATGCCCAACAGCCCACCGAGCACAGCGAGAGCTGACCCAGCGATTTTCACCACCCGGCCTCGTTGCATTCATCCCACCTCTCGTTCAATACCGCCCCGTGAACACACGCCAGAACCCCACCAGCCACGCGACCATCAGGACCGCCCCGACCACCGGCGACACCGACTCCCGAGTCGCCGGCGTCATGAACAACCCCGCAAGCACAGCACCCGCAACGACCAACGCCACCCGCACCCGCAGATCCCATTGCCGCCGCCGCTCCGCCTGCCGCGCCGCATCCGCCGCCCGGTTCAGCCCCTCGTAGTACGGCATCAGGGCCTCCGCCTGGGCGGTGACGTCACCACCGCAGCGGGGGCAGGCAGCGGTCCGACCGTCGTCGGACTCGACTTCGTGCGTCACGAGTTGGCAGTGCGGACAGTGCAGCGGAATTGCCCACGACGGAGGATCAGCCACGGCTTCCCCTAGCTGTCATCGGCTGCGAGGTAGCAGAGCCGGCACATCGACCCGGGCCCGAGCTGGACCACCTGACCGTCACGCACCATGCGCCGCGTCAACGTCGCACCACATCCACAACACTCGGTCAGCGACGCGTCCAACTCGGCTGCACGCGCCTCGGCCTGCCGCGCCAGAAACCGGGCGTGCGTCGCCCTACTCACCTTCATCATCCGGCTCGTCGTCGTCGGGGATCTCTGGCAGCTCACCGAACCGATGCGCGTCGGCCGCGAGCGTCAGGTACATCGTCGCCAGCGACGCGGCCAGCATCGCTTCCTGCGGATTGTCGTCAGCCGACTTCTGCGCCACGCGCGCCTCTTCCCGGGCGTACTTCCGCCAACGTTCGATCCGCTCGGGTATCGAGAACTCCGCCATCGGGCGCGTGTCATCGACGTCAGCCTCTGCCATCACTCGCTCCCCTCAGCCAGCGTCCGGTAGAGCGTCGCACGTGACACCCCCAGCGTCTCGGCAATGATCGGCATCGGCTCCCCTGCGTCACGCAACTGCCGGGCCTGCCGAACCTTGTCGGCAGTGAGCGCCTTCGGCCTGCCGATCGGCAAGCCGCGATCTTTCCGGGCAGCCTTCGCCGCCGCGCGCCGCTCCTTGCCCAGCTCCAACTCCAGCTCGGCCAGCGACGCCAGCACCCCGGCGACCATGCGGCCAGCGGCCGTCGCCGTGTCGATGCCCTCCCGCAGCGACCGCAGCGTGATGCCACGCTCCCCGAGGTCCCGGATGGTCATCATGACCTCGGCGGCGTTGCGGCCCAGTCGGTCGATGCCGACGACCACGATGGTGTCACCCTCGCGCACGTAGTCGAGCAGAGCCGCCAGGCCGGGCCGTTGCTCCTTGGTGGACATGCCGGACAGCTTGTCGTCGAAGAACTTCGTGACGCCGGCTGCCGCCAGTGCGTCGTGCTGCTGGTCGAGGGACTGGTGGTTGGTGGAGACCCGGGCGTACCCGAGAAGAGTTCCGTCATGCATCTCGATGCGCCTTGATCCAGTCCAGCGCGTCGAACGTTCCCGACCCTCGGGTTGTTGAGACGTGTTCGGCGATTCCGGCAATCATCGAGCTGGTGAGCTTTCGTTGAGCGTCGCAGCCTTCGTCGGTGGTGGACATCTCGTCGGCGATCGCTACGAGCTCCCCCACCATCCAGTCGTACAGATGCCGCTCGTGTGGGCGGGGTGATCCGGGCTTACAGGCGGATTCTGTTGGCATGCCCAATGCTATCTCAAAACGTTTCGATACACAGTTTCAATACGCGACAACTTCTGAGATTTTCGACCAGCAGATACACGCCACCCAGCACCGCCACAAACCGCCGTCCCGAAACTAAAGTTCTGAGACATCCTCGTCGTCGTACTGGGCCAGCGCGTCCTCGATCCACGACCCGGCCGGCGCAGCCTCGACACCCTCAGCGGCCCGGTACACCGCGGTCCACTCCGCCAGCTCCACCGACGACACCCCACCACCGACAGCCAACACCTGGCGGGCGACGTCCACGTGCAGATCCCACAGCGGATCGCCGGGGCCTTCGACGCGGCCGAACAGTGCCCTGACTTCGGCCGCCACCGCGGCGTCGAGCTGGGCGGTGTCGAGCTTCCCCTCGGCGATGTCCTGAGCCACGGCCATGGCGGCGGATACGCCGGCCTTCCGCGCTGCCTTGATCTGCTCGACGGTCGTCATGCCTCGATCTCCTCGGGTAGCGGCACGACCTCGGCGTCGATCGCGGCCTGCAACTTCGCGCGGGTGTCGGTGATCATCTCGACGACGGTCTGGGTCACCTGGACGTCAACCACTTGCGGGACCACGACGTGCTGTCCGGTGAGCTTCGCGTACTTGTCCAGGCCGTCGAGCACCACCTTGCCGAGCTCGGCCGCATCGCGGTGCTTGCCGGCGTCGATCGCGTCGTCCAGGGCGTCGGCCAGCTTGTGCGTCGTGGCGATAAGCGTGTCCCCCGTGGCCCGGCGCATGGTCTCCAGGTCGTCGGGCGGGTTCTTCTCCAGCCACTTGTTGACGGCCTTGAGTGCGTTCTGCCGGGATTTGAAGCCGAGTTCGTCGGCGACTTCTTGCCAGGTGCGTCCTCGGCGTCGGAGTTCCCAGCCTTGTCGGCAGCGTTCTTGGCTGGCTTGGCGGTTCATGACTGGGGGCATGGTGGGGATTTTCGGGTTGTGGGGTGCTGGGGGGGTTT